TTATTTATTCCGCTTAAAACTTATTTCAATTGAGGCTTCTGCTCCTACAGTAGCGATTCCAATACTACCATCTGCCGATATAGCAAGCGAAATGGTAATTTCATCTACTTCAAATTCACTGACACGTCCTTTCATGCGTTCAGCAATAGCTTGAACTTTTGTAGCTATTCCTTCGACTTGATCTATAAAATGGTCAGCATCTATATTATTGACGACACTATTAACTAGATTGGGAATAACTCCCTGTTTCTCATCGTGACCACGATCTTGTTCCAACGAGGTGATAGTTCTCTTAGCAGTAATGATTGGAATCCAGTTTGACATAAGGATATGTTATTTGGGTTTAATTAAATATTTCAACGTCAAAATACTCCACTATTTGTCTCATTGCTTGTATTATTCCTTCTGGTGGTGTCCCCAAAGTTTTACCAATGTAAATACCAACTGCATCCGCTTTAACAGTGCTTAGCACAAGTGACCCACTATCACCTTTTATCCCGACAGAGTCAACAAAAACACGATGGGAGAACATGTTCCCTACATAATGTGGGTGTTCGAAAATCCGAAGAACTGTTGCAGAGAATGTTCGAGTAACCGTATAAGTATTAACTAATGATCCAGGCGCTATAGTAGCCAAGGCTAAACGAGAAGCTGAAGAAGACATTGATGTACAGTCAATTATAGCAGCATCAATAGTTGTTGCACTATCAATATCAACAACTTTCATGCTCACTCCTGAACTCATAGGAACTGATACTCCGGTTGAAAAGCCTATACTTGCAAGAGTATGCCGGGCAATAATTATTCCATCTGACCAAGAAGGCCCTATAAATCTTTTACCATATCTAGGTTTAACATAACAGCTTGAAACGACACCTAATGGGTGAGGAGGAGCATGCTCGTCAATAATTCTGTACTCAGCTAAAACAGGAAATCCTTGGATAGTTATTAATTGTGAAAGTTCATATGTGTTTTCAGATATATCGACTGATTCCGGCATTGAAATACCAATAACTATTCCAAATGCATAATTATTACCCTCTACTTCAACTGATGAGACACCAGCATACGACATTCGAACTTTACGCGCCGACGGATTATCATTTTGATATATAATAAATCCTGCTGAAATATCGGCGATATTATATTCTGTTCGGTCACCTGTAGGAAGTAGCCCAAGAATTGCTGTAGAAATTTCAAAGCTATTTAATTTTGATAGCAAATGATTTGCCCATATATAAGCTCTACGCTCACGATCACTAAACTCAGAGGAATCAGCAAAATTTAAAATCCAATTTTCCAAATTTAAAGGCAATTCTTTGGGTACTAATTGCCAAGCTTGTTCAGGGATCATAACTTTTATTGGTTATTAAACAACATATTTTGCATTTAAAAGAAATTGATAACTTTAAACGTCTTTCTATTATTAAGAATTATCAGAATAAATAATTCTTAATAATAAATAATGCCATAAACTGTCAAGGTTAACAAATAAAATTCAATTAATAGCAAATACGCCAAAGATACCTAGGCTTACTTACATGAAAGTGTGGCCAAAATCGATTACTTCATTAGTTGTTTTGTCTTTTTGGATGCTTACAGGCTTAATCCTGAATTTGTGCGTCAAAAAGCCCAATCTAATCAGCGTAGTATCATTAATGGTTTTAGTAATAATTGCATAGTTTTTTACTATATCGCCACTAAGTTTGATTTCTGGCACATTGTAATCAAAAACCTTTTTAAGATATTTCGAATTATCTTTCAGTTCGCCGTAAATATCTTCACCACTAGCATTGGTGTTTTCCGATACGACAATAAGCAAATAATCACCAACCGTAACTTTATCGAACCGAAAGTCTCCTCGAACGTCAGCAACTTCTTTAAATGGAGATGATTTATTTGTCAATGGATATAGGTGAACCTTACTACCACTATCTGGCTTGTTACCTATAAAATTGTTATACTTCCAAAACACATTTCCTGCCAATGAACCTTCACTCTTCCCACACGATGTAAGCAAAGCTACAATTGAAAATAATACTAAAGATTTTTTCATAAAATAGTTAACAATTCTCCTTGGAATGCACAGGCTAGATTGCAAATAATACTAAATTCCTATATTTCAATTACATTAGAGATTTAATTGCGTTTAAAGTCGAATCCAAAATTCTAGGAACCTCTTTTTTCTCTAATTGAAGATAGTTTACTTCTATATTATTAAATACATCTACAGCAATACAATATTTGGAGTTCACATTATAGTTGCCTGAAAAATTAGCTTTTAGGTATCTATATAGAATATCAGTAAACATCCCTAATTCATCTTCTTTAAAACCATTTAATTTTGCAATGAACCATATTGCTCCAACTTCTTTAATATCGTCGTGCTCAAAAGCAAAAACATGATGAGGTGCTACTTGAATAACAAATCCCTTAATATTCAAAAGGTAACTTTGTTTTACTTTCTTCAAAAATTGTAGACTTTCACTTGGCATCCATTTTTTAAAGTCGAAATCTTTGTAATTGTTTAAAATGTTAATATTTCTTTTGTACATCGTTTTCGTTCTATTAAAATCTGTTGTCTCATGTTTCCCTTCTAGATCTTCAATTCTTGCACTTATTAATTGTAAATTATTTGTTTTGAAACTGCTACTTATTGCACTTAAGCAACTAACCCAATAATCACCACCGCCTTCAGTATTAATCTTTTCTTTGTTAAGCTTTACTTCATTTGCGAAATTTTTCTTACTTCTTTCTGATTTACTTCTAAATTCTACTATTTCTTTGATTGACAGCTTTTTCATATTAGGTGGGTTTATTTAAATGATCTTTGTACTGGATAGCATTACCCAGAACTCCACCGCAAGCACTGCTTTTGAATATTGATTTCCTAGGGGAAAAACACCCTTTTTTAGGCGAAAATAAACCGTAGATGAGTTACGCAAGCGGGATTAAATCATGTAGCTACATGTAATTTTGCCATTTGGTAAATAGGCTAGCATCCAAACAAGCTTAAGTGCCCTCTTAAGCATACGTAAGCAGCATACGCTTATCTTTATACGAAATTTTGTTTCGTATAAAACAATGGAAGATATTAAACAAAAGGTTGGGCAACAGATCCGAGAAGCTAGAAAAGCAAAGGGGTTAACTCAAAAGGAGTTGGGCGAAAAGCTAGGTGTAGGCGAATCGGCTGTAAATAAATACGAAACAGGCAAAGTTAATCCCAGTGTCGATACACTTCATAAAATAGCTATCGTACTTGGGGCAGCTTTAGACATATCACTTAAGCTAAAATAATATTTTTGCTACAAAACTTGCCTGTGGATTCCAGTTTAATTAATATTGCTTAATCAATTATTGAAAAACCCCTTCGCTATGATCTTGGCGGATAGAGCGGAGGGGCAATGTGCAACATTTAAACTTTCACTCAAATGTCAACGGGACAAAAGTACTCGGGGAAAGGGGATCATGCAACCCTTCTTGAGCCAAAGGCTACCCTAAATCCACAATCGGCCCAAAACGAGGCCCAAACATCTTCTACGGTTGACAATCGGCAACCAAACCCTTTACTCAAAAGCCAGTATAAGGAGCTACACCGCGTGATCAACAGCTTTCTTTTTGAAGCGGGTTCATCTGGTCCTGTTGAACTGGTCAATGAGCTACTGCAAGAGTGTACACATAGAGCTATTGGTTTTGACCCTGAATCTGTTTACGAGCCTACAAAGGAGTATCCAATTACCCAGGCAGATCTGACCCGTATCTTTAATGCTACTCAGTTGACTCAGTTTCTGGTACGATTGGGTGAAACCTGGCAGCGGATTGAAAAATTAGAAGCACTAGAATAAAAAATTCGACTGTACAATTGCTTGTTTGACTTGACAAGTAATTGTACAGTCAAGTTGGCAATAGCCCTTATTAGGCTGTAATTCACTTTCTTTTGTACAGTACTAGAAAAGTACTATATAACCCCGATCTACAGTCGGGTTTTATTTTTTAAATAGCTGTTTATCAGCTATTTAGCTCTATCGATATATCACTAAATTCACCAACTTCTTTAAGTGAAACCAGACTTTTAAACGATGCCTCAACTTACTTTTAACGTTGAACTCAGCAGTAAACCTAATAGAATTGGATTATGGACTGTAATGGTCAGATTATATGTAAAAGATCAGTTACCAAGTCGAATTCCAACGTCTGTAAAGGCAGTAAATTTATTAAAGTATTGGCACCCAAAGAAGTTTGGCAAATGGGTAAAAGGGCATCCTGACGCAAAGGCGTTGAACACGGAAATTGAAGATGAGTTTAAGCGAATCAAAGCACAGGTAAAAGCCTGGCAAGATGCCGAGCCAAACTACATTTTAACGCCTAAGCAATTGGCTGAACGTTTTAAAGGTGGTAGCTCTGAACGTTTCTTTCATTGGGTTGATAGGGTGCTAGAAGATGCAAAGCAGCAAAGCTACAGCAGTTACATAAATAAAAAGAGTTCAATTTCGGCCTATAGAAAATGGGCTGGTGAAGACATTCCCTTGAGGTCTATTTCTCCGTATCAGGTTAGGCAATTTAGGGACTACTTACAAAAGAGCAATAAGGACTTTACTAACGGCAGGCGAAAACCATCTACTATCAATAAGATACTAGATAGGATGCACAGGATTCACCAGGACGTTCTTATTAAAATGGGCCAAAGCCCAAAGCAGGCTGCACTAAATTCGCCCTGGAATGACCTTGCAGCACTGACAGAATCTAAGTCTAAAAAACTTAAACTTAATCAAGTTGGCGTTGATCAGGTATCAATGGTTAAGGTTGAAAAGGCAAGACTTAAACTGAGTCCAGAAAAGGCTTTTGAGGTATGGATGCTATCAAGGGCTTTAGCAGGTGCAAGACATTCAGATATGATGTTGCTTAGGTATCAAAATTTTAAGTTAAATGAAGATGGACACCCCGTTCACCTTCGTTATGAAATGCACAAAACAGGCGGTATAATAAACATTCCAGTTTTAGGCGAAGCAAAGTTATTACTTAAAGCCTGGTGGAATCCAAAGGCAAAACCATCTGATTTTCTTCTACCCTTTCTAAAGAACAGCGCACCTTATGCAAAAATAGTTACACACGAAGATTACAAGCTGGCATCTTTCGATATGAAACGCCAGCTTTTTAATGCGTTGAATTACTGGAATAGGCGAATCAACCTAAGCCTTGAGTTGCTAGGAGAAGATGCTAACCTAAACGGGCCACTACGAATGCACAGCGCAAGGCACAGCTTTGCAGATTTGGCCAGGAGGATCATGCATGAGGATAAAACTATCACTATGTACGATATTCAGCTAATGCTAGGTCATAGTAGTATTCAGGTAACAGAAATTTACACGAAGAGCCTTGAAGAACCAGATAACACCGAAGCTATGCAGGCCATATTCAATAGAAAAAAAAGGCTTGACTATTGAAGCCAGGGCATTTCAAAGCTCATGTTTACTGCTTTCAGATTATCGAAAACGGTATAATCGTATAGAGCGACTTACTGACAGAACCGACAAAACTCAATGATTACCCTTTTGTCGCTTTTGTCAGTAGGTCACTCTAAACGTTTCTGAACCTTATAAAAACTGCAAGAAATGAATAACCTATTTGGGTATACATGAACTTACGTCAAGATTCAAATTCTACTCGAACGCTGATCGCTATTGATTCAGAATTGATAAACGATTTAAAGGCTATACTGCAAGCTGCAACAAGGGAGTTAATCAAAGCTGGTGAACGAGAAAAACAGCTTCGTATTGAAGCTGACCGCAATAAGTTACTTACCGAAAAGCAAGCACAAGAATACTTGCAAAGGGATGCAGATACCCTTCTTTATTACCGAAAAAATGGAATGCCTTACTTTAAGTATGGCCGTGATGTATGGTATAAAAAAGGCCTTATAGATGATTGGTTAGAGTCGGGTAAAGTAAACCGTCGTAACAGCTAATGATTCGAAATTTTACTTCACAAAATTGACACATAAGCAATCACGCAGAATTAGGTTTAATAATATTCCGACTGGTTAGTTCCGAAAAGTCAATCTTATAGTCTTGCCCAAAATTGCGGATAATAGCAAAGATGGCTTTCTTCAAGTGACGCCACGATTTGTAATCCACTTTCTTTAGCCAACGGTACTTGACTGACTTCCAGACCAATTCAATCGGATTTAAATGGGGCTGTAAGCCGGTAGGAAGAATAAATAAACGTCTTTTTCCTCCCAACTAGTTTGTTGTCCGTATACAGCCTGGCACCGATGAATCGGACTGTTGTCCAACACAATCACTACTGGTTTAGCATGGGCTTTGGCGACAAAATCGGCTAAGCAATCCACTACGAATGCACCCGTCAAGGCCTTTTCGCTGTGGTAGATAGTAAGCTGGTTATCCAACCTAAGTAGCCCCAACAGGTTAATGCGTTTGGTAGCAATGCGAGCTGGTAAACCAAGCCGTTGGCCTTTTTTCTGCCAGCCATAGGGCACATAGGGTTGCATGGTCAGACCGGTTTCATCGGCGAAATAGAGTTCAATGAGTCCACATACCCATAACGTTAGCAAGATCTGCCACCGCTGGTAGCCATCGGCATAGACTAGCGGATCTTGAAAAGGTTTGGTGGTTCGCCGAAGTCGGTGCCAAGCGTAATCGTTTTTTTTAGAAACCTCTTGACTGTATCCCGGCTCATGGATTGGCCCAGCGCTTTTTCCAAATCTGTCTTGATACGCCCAGCATCTTGATAATGAGTGGACACAGCCTGTTTCAAGGCTTGTTGATGGGCTGTATTGGTTACGCTTAAGATCGATCTACGCCCTTGGCCTTTCTGGCGCATCAAGCCCACTAAACCTTGATTTTGCCAGTTCGTAAGCCAACTGCTTACACTGACCTGGCAGACTTCCAACTCAGTGGCAATGGCTTTGACAGACCAACCTTTAGCACTCCAAAGTAGCGCCTGGCAACAGCGTCGAAACTCATGTTTAGCATGGTACTTGATTCCCTCTCGCAGAGTGATTTGCTCTGACTCCGTTAGTTCGATACAGCGTTTACGGCCCATGCCGAAAGATAATGATTCAACTTAATTCTGCGTGATTGCTTAAGTAATCACGCAGAATTAAGTTGAATTAGATTCTATTGATTCCTAGATTCTATTGTAATGAAAATCAGTGAATTGATGCAATAGAATCCAAAGAATCAATAGAATCTAAATTTGCGCGATTGCTTAAGTAGTCCTTGAGAATTAGTTTGCATTAAATTGGTTAAAGTTGATGATCAGTCTTTTGCCCACGTTTGCCAGACAGCGATTGAGAGCATACCCTAAATCATCTGCGGTTGCATAATCTTCCGGCTTCAACCAGCCTCCTTTTAAGTGTCGCCACAAGGTTTCAGCGATGTTTAAGTGAGGAGAGTAAGTCGGCAAAAAAAACAAGTATAGCCCACGGGCCTCCCATAGGGGACGCATCTGCTGAATGGATGCGGCTCGATGAACCCTGGCATTGTCTAACACTACCACCGTCAGTCTATGAATCGACAACGACAAGCTATCCAGTTGTTGACCCACAAAGGCGGCTGTAATTCGTTGATTGGTGGTGGCCCAATGCAACTTGTTTTGCCGGCTAATCAAGCCCCAACAGTTCAGTTTAAAGCCCTTCTCAACCCGAATACAGACCTCTTCGCCGGGAAATTGCCAACCATAGGGCACATAGCCCGCACTACACACCTGCGATTCGTCGCCATAGAACAACTCAATGAGCCCCTGCTGGGCAAGGCCTTCCAGTTCCGCGAGTTGCTCTTTTTTGTAAGCATACACGGCTGGGTCTGGTTGGCCTTTTACTCGTCGACGAATGCGTTTGTATCGGCCATCAAGCTTTTTAAAAAAGTCCTGAACGTACTCTCACTGACGGGCTGGCTACCAGCCGAACGACTTGTTTCCCAGTCAGCTTTGGCTAGTTGGATTCGTTGGCGATTGGCTTTGACGGCTGCTAGTACAGCATCTGTATCGGTTTGCTTGGTCAATATGGGCTTTCGACCTCGTCCGGGCTTAGTCTTGAGTCCGTCTAACCCACTGGTTTTGAATCGTTTCAGCCAGCTATTGATACTGACATGGCACATGCCCACAATCTGGCCTACATCTGTTGAAGAGCGGCCGGCCGCTTTGAGCAGAATGGCCTGGCAGCGCGCTCGAAAGCTATGGTTATCATTGGTTTTTAGTTCATATTCCAAAGCGATTCGTTGTTCCTCGCTCAGGATCGGCGTGTTTACTCGTCCCATGAGGGCAAGTTAAAAAATAATGCAAACTATTTCTTACAGACTACTTATAATCATTCAAATTGAAGGCATTTTATTAGACTAGATCCTTTACTCGCTAAAGGATGCAACTGTTCAACTCGAAAAAGGCGTGATATTGACTACTAAGGTGTTGATTTAGGTATGAAATTTTAACTACCAAACATATCTCGTAGCCACATTTTGTCAAAATAAGGAGCTAATTCTTCATTAATCTCCTCGTAATCTGCCAATTGCAGTAAACTATACTTCTCTTTTAGCTCTATAATTTGGCAGTTAAAATCTGCCCCATACAATTCTGCAACACCTAAGATAAGTTGGCTACTATCTGGTTGATTTGAATTGATGAAATTTAATATTTGATCTATATTCTCCTTATCCTGGTCTTGCTGATTAGGTGAATCAATAACAATTGGACAGTAAGTCGTTGTAGAATATTTTTCCATCAGAAAGAAAAATGTAAAATAATAGGCAATAAGAGCTCTTGGTTTTGAACTCCCAGTTTCTACATTTTCAATTAAATTAGTGATGGAATTATAAAAATCTTGGTTTATTGAATGGACATCTAATTCCATTAAAAATCGACTTAGAGTTCTTCTGTAATATTCAACAATCTCCTGTTTTCTATCTTTATTTTCAAGTGCTTTTAGTCGAACATCTAAGTCGCCTTTCTTTATTGCATTTTCTTGTAATTGAGTATTTAGATCATCAATTCTAGTTTTAAAAACTTCATGTAAATGATTTCTGCCGAAATTATCAATAACATCTTTAAGTCTTAAACCTTCTTTTTTCTTTTCCAGTATAGTATCTATTTCATTTGATTGAGAAATATAATCACTGAGTATATTTTGAGTATCTAAAATTTTATTAGTTAATTCAATCTGATCTTTGGTTAATTCTATCAATAAATCTTTACATCTTTCTTCATCATCAGCTATCGCAAAACGCTCCATAAAATTATTTTCATAATTTGCACCACAAGTAGGACAATCTACATGACTTGGTAATGTTTTTGAAACAAAAACTAAATCCAAGTGTGTTTCCTTAAGAGCCTGCTGAACGATAACGATTTGTGAATCTACGCTTGCTTTTAGGTTATAAAAATCTTTTAGTTTATATTTTGTATCCTCTTCAATTTTTTTTAATCGTTCACACTCGTCTAGCAATTCAGCAATTTCGTCCTGAAAGATTTCAATATCAATATTGAAATCTGTTTGTAGAAACTTCTCTCGCATTTCTTTAAGAATATTATTTGTCACCTTACGTTCTTTCTCTATTTCGTCAATAGCTCTCACGTAAGATTCTAATTCTTTTTTTGTCTCGTAATATTCGTTGGGCCGAATAGCAGAATGATAAAAAATTACCTGCTTCCTGTAATCTTTTATATACTGTAATTGATCAAATGAGTTCCAGCTCTCTTTCCAACTCTCATCCTGATCAACATAATATGGTAAAAATAGAAAAGCTGGTGGGGTATTACAAATTGATTGTCTTTTGTTTGAAAAACCGGCTTAAAAGCAAATATTTCAGCTAAATAAGGTGCAAGCTCTTTAGTAATAGAGCTAAAAGTTTTTATTATTTCATTTGTAAATCCGTCAAATAATGAAATCCTTTTACCTTCTCTAAGTATCTCATACTTAATATCATCTACAATAAATTTAAGCAATACTGATACTTGGGCACCCTTAAAGTTAGGATGCAATGACGGCTCTGCACCTAATGCCCAGTAAATACTTTTAATAAGCGATGACTTTCCTGTATTATTTTTTCCCAATATTACGGTCCGACGTCCGTCGAATATCACCCTTTTCGCTTTCTTTTCCTTTCTGGATATTAAAAGCATTTCCGATATGAATAATCTTTTCATATTTCGCTGACTTCCTTAGATTACGAATAAGTTTCCTAAAATCTCCATTAGTCATTATTCAATATTTTTAAAATGATTGTTTTCAATGTCATATCATCATAATGCTTAAAAGGTATAGACGATTTACTTGTATCAAAAATCAATTCCATTAATTGAAAATAATTAAAGTGAACAATATCAACATCAGGATCATTAAAACAATAATTCGTCATTGATAGTAGGTATTCTATTGTCTTCAATAGAGGAGTGTCATTGGGCGAATGTAATTCATTTAAAGACAATTCTCTAAATTTCGCTTTGAAATTTTTTACTTGAAAATATCCAAGCCCACAAACATTTAACTTTTGCTCAATCTCTGACCACTGCTGCTCTATACTTTTATAATTACATGCCTCAATCAATTGAGCTACAAATTGCTTCCTAGTAATCCCTTTTTTTTCAATTATAATAGATAGATTTTCTATATTAAATTCCGAGGCTACACAATCTGTTTTTATCCTAATTTCATTAAATATCTTATTATATGTAAGGTTGACATTTTGAGGTTTTCCGGGATTAATTATTTCAATCATTTCAGATAGCGCACCTTTACAATGGGTTTTACTATCTGTTAAACTAAGATTAGACACCCTAAATGTTAATAATTTATCAAATTCCGGTGCACCAGTTAATTTTAATTCGGTAAGTATTTTCGAGTTAATTTCATCAATAGCAGTATCACACAATTCTCTCCCAGGTATTTCATATTTACTATCAGATTTAAAAGTTTCATCTTTTAACGTAATGTTATATTTAGCATTTGATATAAAACTAAGCGACTTTACAAATTGACCAAATACTATTTTATTAAAATATAATTTCCCTAAATAAGAGTTTTTGTCTTTTTCAGTTTTCAATAGATTCCCTAAGGTCCAATTACCTTTCGACTTAGTCTTGATTTGGTAAAATTCAATAGTTTCAGGAGTTGCTTCGGAATCTATAATTGCTAAATCGTCATGAAAATCAAAAAGAAATACAAAGTCATCAACTTTTTTATAGTAATCAATCATTAAATATAATGAAAGGTCTTTTTGATAATTAAATCGTTCATCTGATCTTGAGCCAGCATTCTCCCTTGTTTTGGAAGTGACTAATAGAGTACTTAAGCCTAAACTAGACATACACTAATCAAAGAAAAGGTTAATGGAAATTTGGTATTTTTAGGGGTGGGCCTGTCAAAGGCTTTTACTTGAGGCATTTAATGCTGCGATAGCTGCATCACAACTTGGGCAAGGCGAAGCCACTCGAGTCGGACTTGAACGCCATAGCATTTCAAACTCCTCTCTTGAAATATCCTGTAAGTCTCCTAGGGTAATAGTTTGCTTTACTGTTGAATCCTCACACTCTTGAGAAAGCTGAGAAGCACATGAAGCGTCATAACACTTATAGATAAAGCAGGCTTTTTCACCCTCTAAATCAACATATATAAACTTCTTTGACTCAGATTTAAAAAAACGTATTCCAGTAGTTAATGCAATCTGGAGGTAATCTGGATCGCTCATAATAAGTGTGGTGAGATTATGTGGTAATTATGTTAAATAACATACTCTTTTCACATGGCATTTTGATTTTCGTATCCCTTCACTAGAAATAAGTTGAGTATTTCGACCTTCTCCACATCCCAATGGGTGTAATTAGGCTAAACAAAAAGAGCCTAAATCAAGAAGTATACTGTAAGAAAACGAAAATGCTCTAACTCTATATGAAGCTATTTATAATCTAGTAGGAAAAATATTGTTGTACCTAGCGTTGTACCTGAAACGAAAAAAGCCACTTAGTAATTAGCTAAGTGGCTGATTTTCAGTGTCGGGGTGGCAGGATTCGAACTTACTTAACCCACCATAAACGGCCCAAATTAAGGTACTATAGGTCAGTATTTTAGAAAATACTAGCCTGCCAATTTGTGTTTTCATACTGCCAACTGCCAATAAACTGCCAATTTTTTGTTTCTAATTTTAAATTATCTACGCTATTTTCCGGCCCGGTATGTATATTATTTAATAATAATACATACATCTAAAGTAACCTGATAGACCAAGTGTGATTATACTATTCAAGTATCCTATGAGTTATCGATCATCAATATGATCTCAATTAGGATTACTTGTTAATAGCGTCCTGATCAGGACTCAAAGCACGCTGACGCTCAATCTCTTTCTGTTGTTGAGCTAGTTCTTTTTCTTTATATACAAGTAGCTCTGATTGAATTACACTCACCCTACGCTCCATTTCTAGTTCTAGCTCTTTAATTCTCAGTTCATATTGTAATCGTTCATAATCTGACAACTTCGAACTAACAAGATTAGACGTTGGCTCCTCCCCTATTGTAGTTATCTCATACTGCGCATTTTCATTGCTAAGTAGCGAATCCACTGTAACACCTAACTCTTTGGCAATTTGAGCTAGACGACTGTTATCAGGCCGCGCAGTGCCCTTTATCCATTGATTAACAGAAGATGGCTTAATGCCAAGTCTCTCGGCTAAATCTTTCTGTTTTAGACTTTTAGCCTTTAATAGTAGCCTTATTTTCTCACCAAGTGAATCCACACGGAAATAATTTATTAGCCATTGCTTGTTTTTAAATTAAGCATTGACTTATTTAGTGCCACCAAATTAAGTATCACTTAATTTGGTGGCACTAATATACAGAGTAAGCATATCACTTTAAGTACCGCTTAATCAAAGCCTAATGAATTGACAAATGGTAAAAAAGGCACACCAAACAGTAACTGCTACGCAGGAATGGCGAGATCGCATGGCTACAGCACGTAAGCAGCTTCCCAAAGGGTAGGGCAACAGGATGTGTTGAATTGGATTGTCGATAAAAGCCCCTCTTTAGATCGGTTGACATATGCTACACGATGGAGAAACGCTTGGCATTCCAAGGTTGCTGATCCCGAGTTCACAAAACTGGTCGAACAGTCAACAATTTATTTCAAAGCCAAAGCACTTGAGACAACAGACAGGCTTAAGCGAATGAGATTAAAGAAAGTACAATAAGGATGTTCAATTAAACCAATCAGACAAATGACAAACGCAGTAAAAAAGATTGTTCGCTCCTACTTCGGAAAGATCGAAATCAGCATGGATGGCCTCATGGAAATTATGGAGAAGACTGGAAACGCCGACGTTGCCCTCGATTTATTATTAGGCACCTACGAAACACCAGCTATTCCAAAGGAATCGGAGTGGGCTGGGCATCTTACTACTTTCCAATCTTATGACAAATGGGAAGATAAGGTTCACTTCTCTTATCTGGCTCCAGACAGGGAAAATATCTGGATAGATCGTAATGTAGACAAAGAGCTTATTACTCCTGAAAACTACAAGGAGTATTCGCGTAGTTACACTGCTCCCAATACCAAAATGGTAACTGTAAATACCTCCATTGAGCCTGTACTTCATACCAGCTACTGTTCATTAAATGACTGGCGAGAAGCCGCTATAAGGCTTCAGGATAAAGTCCAATAACTGTTTTCTAACCCCACTATTATGACACTAGACGCAATTATTGACCGCTATGAAGACGGTACACTGGCTGCCGAACCCGACGCAGTACTACTGGCAGCACAGGCTAAAGTGGAAACTTGGCATGCCTGGAGACATGACAATCCTACGGCTAGACCATCAGCTGTACCATCTGTGGAAGTGCTCAGTAACATCTCCGCATTCATTCAAACTACCACCAACAACCGATACGGTTGCAACGATTAACCGTGCCACGTCGGCCATTAAATCACTACCAGGATGTTCAAACTAATGCAAGTGCTCAAATCTATTTCCCGTCGAAACAATTTGACTCAAAACCATTTCCGTGATTTTTCAGTCGCCATGCCTGCGGATTTACTTCCGATTCTGCAAAGCCGCCTGACGTTTATCTTGTTAAATAACCTATATGGAACCCATAAATATCCGGACCTAACTACCCAGGAATTGCTTGATATCGACGGTATGCTGTGCCGGCATTATGGTAAAGATGCCCATAACTTTTTGCTGGATGGTCGACAATTGAGCTTACTAAAACGATTTCTTGAAACAGAACGTGGGTTGATTATCAGAAGCCGGCTTCAAGTTTCAGGCGCTTACTCAAACTTTGATTTATGGGGTTTATTGACTGACCTTCTTGTATCAGCCCAGAGGCCTACAGAGGTCATTAGCCTGTCCTTTTTCGGAATTGAATAGACATCGTGTTTTGGACCCATGTCGGCTGGCTATCATAGGAATGGACTGTCCTCTCGTGCTTGGTCATGCCAGGTACAATGAGAGCCGACCGACGTGGTCCATGTTTTACTTCTTCCCCTATTTTCTATGATGCCGCTCCTAACCAGACTATTCTGGGGTTTACTTTTCCTACTGCTTTTGACAGCAGTTACAGTTTACCCTCCGCTGCTCAATTTCTTTGAGCCTGAGTCCAATTCTCCTATTTCTAGTGCTGTTGACCATGAGTGAGCGCCTGAATCAATACTTCTTAAATCTCTTTAAGGGCGGGATCAAGATCAAGAAGCCAACGGCAACCATTACGCTGGCTGATGCCATTGAGCTGATCAGTGGGCCAACCTATGAGATGGCCACCCGTGAACTTCGCAACTTTGAGCCTGAGTTGCAGAAGGTGTTTAAGGCCGATCTGGACTACGTTACCTTTTCGGGTACGTTTTCCCCGAGTCGCCAGGTTGGCAACCTACAAAAGCATTCCGGCCTGATCTGCCTGGACTTCGACAAGGTTGCTAATATGTGGGAAACCCGGCTCCAATTACAGGCCGATCCCCACACCTTGTTATTGTTTACATCGCCTAGTGGTACTGGCCTTAAAATGGTCGTTGACGTACCTGGCTTAGCCGATGAGCCAGAACGCCACAAGGGTTTCTTTGCCGATATCGCCATTTACATTCGACAGACCTACGGGCTTGATGTTGATGCCAGTGGCTCTGATGTCAGCCGGGCTTGCTTTCTAGTCCATGATCCGTCTGTCTTTGTCAATGCCGAAGCTGAAAGTTACCTGTACAGGGGCCTTGCTCTGGAAGAACATCAAAAGGCCAAGAAGCCCCCTACTGAAGCGCAGGTTATAAAGAACGCCAGTAACGTATATACCCACGTGTTAGCGGTGGTGGAGCGCATTGAAGCAGGTCAGGTCAATATCACTGGCGATGAGTACCATAATAATGTGGCTCATACGGGCTGGCTAATTCTGGCTTTTTGTATGAGTACATTGGGAGAGCCAGGGCGGGATCTGTTTCATCGGATTAGTCAGTTGTCGGATAAGTATGATACGGCTAAAACGGACGAAAAATTTGATGAAGCGGTTGCCAAATGTCGGTTTACAACTCCCTGGAAATTCTTTGATATCGCTAAAAAGTACGGCATCGATGTCTCAAAACCGGGTAAGTCGAAGAAGTCCAAAGCCGAACCGTCGAAGGCTGAGATAACCGATAAGGCGGCCAAAATGGGCCAAATCATGGACATGGTTCTTGGGACTCAGGAAAACAAACCCGACCAGGAGGAAGAGCGAAAGTACATGGAAACCGTTCGCTATAAAGATCGGGGCATGTGGATTTGGGGCACCAAGAACTGGATTTGTGTGGCCAACAATTTTCAAATTTTCGTCAAGTACTGCACCGAAGATGAAAATGAAGAAAAGACCTGGATTCTGGAGGTAGTGATTCAGGGCCGGAAAGCCCCGCTCTATGTGGAGATATCGCACGAAGAATTTTGTTCGGCCACCAAGTTGAAGAACAAGCTAGCTGGCCACCGGCTGGCGCTCAAGCTCACGGATGCGTATCTGGGCGAATTATGGCAGCATTTGTTCCGAATGTCTTTTCCGCAGGCGTCGAAAGTGAGTCGGTTAGGTCATCATCCGGAAAGTGGCGTGTTCTTCTTCTCCAACAAGGCGGTGAATGGCCGTGGCGACGGACCGCTCGTGCTGGAACCAGACGAGTTCGGAATTGTAACGGCGAAAATGGCAGATGACACTACAATCTGCTTATCGATGCCAATTATTAAAAAGAAACGCGCTCACTTATTCTCGCTCACACCTGGGGTATTAACCTATAATGAGTGGTTTTCGCACTTGGTTGAAGTTCACAAATACGATAATGCGATAATTCCCGCTTGCTTCTATCTGATGGCCTTGTTTCGAGATTTGATTGTGAAGCACACCTCGGCCAGCCCAATTCTGTATATGAAAGGGGGTGCCAGTTCAGGGAAAAGCTCAATAGCCCGGTCATTGTGTCGCCTTTTTAATCTACACGAAGCGGTTGCGAACTTAAAGAGCAATAATACTGCACCTGGGCTGGTACGGGTGATGTCACAAACCTCGAACGCGTTGATCTGGATGGATGAATTCCTGAATGATCACCCCCACGAAGGTTTACTTCAGTCTGCTTATGATGATAATGGCTACATCAAAGCGGAAGAGAACAGTTCGCATGGTATAGATACCGTTGATATCTACAGTGCCCTGGTGTTAACCTCCAATTACGTTCCCGCCAATCCGATTTTCTTTAGCCGCTGTCTATTCGTGCCCATTGTGGAGCAACAAAAAACGGATGCTCAGGTAGAAGCCTTTGCCCGGTTACGCGACATTGAACAGGAAGGGTTAAGCTGGATCTCCTTAGAGATACTCGCCCATCGGCCACTGATTGAAACCAACATCAAGCAGGCGTATGATGATCTGTACAATCACCTGAAGGAAGCCGTTCGGCATGATAAACCCGTCGAGCGTCTGATCTCCAATATGGCCAGGGTGCTAAGCATCCCCTACATTCTTCAGGTATATGGCAAGATTCAGCTTCAGTTCGAAGTCGAAGGCGACGATGACATTTTAGCCACATTCGTTGACATCGGCAGTAAGGCTATTCTTCGTCAACATCAGGTCCAAAGCGAAAAAACGGCCCTGTCTGAATTCTTTGAATTAATGCAGAATCAGTATGAGACGGGCTGGATGCAGGAAGATCTTCATTTTCGCTTTGTGGGCGATCTGGTTTACCTGCGCTTTCCTTCGCTTTATACCATTTATTCCCAACGCTACCGCCAAGTTTTTGGAAAGGCTCCAGCCGACCGAGACACGCTCAAACAGGAGATGATTGCCTTTGAAGGCACTGACAACCCAGATGAGTTTTTCAAAAACATCCGCTTCAAGCCTGATATTGCCGATGATGCCGTCAGGTCTACCAAGTCCGTTAGTGGCTCTTGCGCAATGACTTATAGCAAACTCGCTGACACATTTGGGATAGACTGGAGAGCGCGAAGGATAGAAAGGGGAGAACGCTAATCTCAAAAAAAAGAGAAAAAACCGTACCACGCTACCACAGATGGAAAAGCGAGTGTACTAAGGAATTGAGTAATAACTAATTGAGTGTATTAACTGTGTGGTAAAGCTGTGGTAAATGCGTGGTAAAACTGTGGTAGCGTGGTATCTGTAATAATGCGTACCACAAAAATACCACAGGATACGGCTTTTAAGCGCTTAAAAATCAACGAATTGCCTTTTTGTGGTAATGTGGTAAAAATACACCTCCTGAAAATCTCAAAAAATCATGGAAGCAACTGTGGTGCAACCGCCCGGCGGCCCGGTCGAAAAAGTACAAGCCTCGTCAAAAACGTATGGTGTTGATGTGTTTCGATGGTCAAAATGGGTAGATGGAGACGGTAAACTCTGGATTGTAACCCTACTACACGGCTTTCGGGACAAAGGCCGTGGAAAGTGGGGAGCTAACGTAGAGCTGCTCGATGTGGACAGCGAAACGATCATCGACGTACCCCGAACCGAATTTACGGCCTGGATCAAATCAGGCGCACTGAAACGGGTTGATACCCCGATTTTACTATAAACGAGAAGAATTTAACTAGTAATCCATTCAAGTACCATGTCAAATCAATTAACCGTCACCGGCAAGTTTTTAGCCGCATTAGCCACCGAAGCCGTTGGCCAAAATAACTTCCTGGTTCGTAAATTCTATGTGGATCTCACCGAGAATCCAGACTACCCGAATACGCCCGAATTTCAATTGACTGGGGATAAAGTGGCCCTGGTTGAAAATCTGCAAAGAGGTCAGACGGTTCAGGTTAAATTCAGCATCGATGGCCGTAAGGTTCGCAATAAGACCACGGGCAAAGAGAGTGTCATTACGAATCTGAAGGTCTGGAAAATTGACGTACTTACCACTCAATCAGCAGCGGTGGCCACTCCGGTAGCCCCCCGCCCGGCACCGGCTCCTGCACCGGCAATAAGTGGCCCAGGACAATACGCCCAGCAACAGGCTTCGACTGGAGAGCAAAGTGACGATCTGCCATTCTAACGATGCCGATCGATCGGAAGAAATATCACCCGAAATGGCGCCTGATCAGTTATCTGATCAGGTTCATTCGGGCCAAGAATCGGTGCGAGGATTGTAACGTCCGGAACTATGCCGTTCGCTATTGGGATTCCGACGCTAAGCGGCTATGGCCTCCAGAGCATGACGATGAACCGGAAGAAGGCTTTAAAACCCACCGGCAAGCCATTGACTGGGCAACCGAGTATAATCGTAAAATTGGCTCCGACTATGAGTGGGATACCCATAAAGTGTCGGTGGTGAAGCTCTCAGTTGCTCACCTCGATCATGATACCCAGAATAACCGCTTTTGGAATCTACGCTGTAAATGCCAGTGGTGCCATCTGACTCATGATCGTAAGGATAACGCTCAGAAACGAATGTACGGGCCGACTGGTCGTCATCATAATCAGGTACGGCTTGAATTATGAGAAGTCCTAACTGGCTACAGTGCCGGTTGGCACCTTTGCTTATAGAAAAGCCCTCCATTGGCGTGGAGGGCTTTACCGATTGAGAAGGAACAGGAAGATATTGACGCTTTAAAGATAAATCTTCCCGCTCATTTTCTATGCTTAAAACCCGTATTCCTATTCGTGAACCCCACGTTCGGCAGTTTGTCGTGGCCAGGTATGGCAATAATACCAACGTGATTGACCTGACAAAAAAATCAATGCTGGGGGCCCTGACTGAACTCGCCTGTGAGAAAGTGGGGTTTCGGCATGTGCTCCCCAAAGCCGACGTCGATGAGAAGATTGCGATTACGCTGCTCTATCCGGATTCGCTGAAGAACCATTTTATTCACCCGGGCAAACTCGATCTGGTGGCCAAGATGCTGGCCTATTTGTTTACCCAGGCGTTTCTGGAAGCCATTGAGGTTTCGGTGATGCTGGGTATTTCCGATTACGAAGCGGTCAACCTGTTTATGGATCGATATGGCATTACCGAGGATATGGTATCGGCCGATACACTTCGCAAAAAGTGGCGGGATCACCAGCGGCATATGGCTCGAAAAATGACGGTGCTGCTTCAATCGGCCTGATCCATTTTAAAAATAAAGTTGGGGCAGTTGTTCACCTGTTTTTGGGGGTACTCACCTATTTTCAGGAGTTGTTCACTCGTTTGGCGAGTTGTTCGCCGTCAAAAACTGCCCTTTGTGGGCAGGAAGGCCCTTTTCCACAGGAAAGAGGGCTTTTTTTTCGTCCTACCATTTGGCATCTGGAACCTCCTACTTTGCCCCATGAACCCAAACGACCGTATCCCTGTGATTCCTGCACTACCGAATCAGAACGGTCAAGCCAATGTACCTGGTTTTCGTAAGCTCTGGCTGATCGAAACCAGGTACATACTGGGTATGGTTGACCCGCGCACGATAGCCGGTGCGTTGGCAGATGGCTGGATGCTAACCGCCACGGGCCTACAGATTGCCGAAGATGCGGTGATTCAGGCATTCAAGTTTCCCGCCGATCGGGGTGAGTATAGCCAGAAAGCTAGCGTAACGATTCATGGAGTTAGCTACGCCCATAGTCTGAGTCTAATGGTACCGAAAGATCATCCGCTCGTTGCCCTGGTTGTACAGCGCATGAGTGGACGAAAGTTTGTGGCCGTTTATCAGGATGCCAATGGGCTAATGAAGTTGGTGGGTTCCCCTAAACAACCCCTTCGCTTTTTAGCCGAAATGAAGACAAGCCCCAATGGGTACGCCTTCAGTTGGACTACCCAAACCCGCCACCCGGCTATCTTCTTCACTGATCCTGATCTTTTTCTGACGGATCGCGACGGCGGACCGGCGGAATTCTCATTTGGTTTCTCGTACGATTTTTATTCTTAGACCATGGCAGTAGATGGAACGTCGATAAAAAGTGATATCGACAATGATCTGACAGGTAAAGGCTACCGGGGCATTCGTATCGCCACCATTATCACGACGCTAAAAAAGGTAGTCGATTGGGTATCGGCGGCAGTGAATGGCAATCTGAGTACCTGGTTTAAGGTGGGCACCACCAATGCACCCTTAGTCAATACAGACGATGTTTACCGAACGGGGAAAGTGGTCATTGGTCGAACCAATGTAGATGCCACCGGGGCCGCTCTCCAGACAGAAAGTTTTTCGCTGGGCTCCATTCTGTATAGCGTCGGCGGTTACTTTGATCCAGGCGCAACCGATTTTGATACGTTACTACAAGTCGGTACCCATTGTTTTGGCGGGGCTGGCTGGCTGGTGGGCGGTCATGGGCCTGGAACGGCTTTTACATCGGTGTTTCCCTTTGGGGCTTTGCTGGTTGGCCGGGGCGCTGGCGGAAGCATAACGCAACAATACATTGACAACAGTTCAGGGTTTGTTTATATCCGTCAAAAATGGGTAACCAACGCCTGGGGACCGTGGTCTTCACCCAATAGACCTGCCGATTTGACGATCAATAACTTCCTGAAATTTGACAATAACCTGGCAAATAAAAAGATTGTACTGTATGACTTAGGAAGTGACCATCAATTTTTTGGCTTTGGCATTCAAGCCGATACGTTCCGTTACCAACTAGGGGCAACCAGTGCAAGCCACATTTTTTTAGCGGGTACTTCTCCCGCAACAAGCGCCGAACTGTTGAGACTGCAAGGCAATGGCCTGGCCGACTTTGCCTATAATGGCCGATTTAAGGGAAATATTACACCAGGCCCAGGCGCAGGCGTAGAAATATCCTTTGGAGCGATAGCCAATGCAGGTACGATCATTTGCTACGACCGAACAGCAGCCGCCTATAAGGATTTGTATATAGATGCGACTATACTTTTCATTAATAGCGGCAATGGGGAAAGGTAGCCATTGGCACCAGCACCCCTACTTCATCGCTTCATATAAAGGCCACTACTGGCCACCAGCAGTTCCGCCTAGAAACAGCCTACACGCCAACCAGCACCAGCGACGCAAACGGAGCCGTTGGGCAAATCTCCTGGGATACCAATTATTTCTACGTAAAAACCACAGCAGGCTGGAAACGGGCAGCCCTAACTACCTTCTAAGGATATGGATTCGATTCAAAAAACAATCAGTTCGGAAAGCATTACAGGCTTCAATCGCGTAGCTCGTCACGAAAACTTTGTCATTCTTTCGGATTTGAACATGGTTCAGCAGATTCGTGTCGTCACCCTCGATGAGCAGGGTCTACCTATACTGGAGCGGATCGGCAGCGATGAGCATCTAACGCCAGCCCAGAAACAAGCAGCCCTGCTACGGTATCAAGACCAGATTGTGACCAGGAACACCGGCGGTTCGTTTGTTGATCCTAAAACAGGAAAGGTTGTGGATGCCAGTACCGAAGGAGCGGTGCCACAACGTGAGTTTTTTCAGGGCATTACCCTGGGTAGCTTGAAAGCAATGGGATTGTCCATTACCGATAAAACGTCCGTGGCCAGCCTAATCTATGCGCTGATTGGCAATGCAATCAGTGATATCGACCTACGTGGTGAATTATAAACAATGAAACCAATTTTAGTCACTTATTTAGAAAATGACGTCAAATCAGATAGGTGGCGACTGGAGCGGTCAGTGACGTATCAGACGAGGGCGGGCAAAGTGACCGTGCCACGTGGGTTTATCACCGATTTCGCTAGTGTGCCCATGCTGTTGTGGGTATCTTCCCGCCTATTGGCCGTAGTAATCGGGCTTGCCTACTCCACGACTGGTGGTATGATAATCGCCTGTTTCGGGAAGAATATGGCGATGATTTGGCCCGCTTTATGGCGGATGAAGAATTGCTGTTTCTGTTGAATGAATTAGAGCCGAAGAAGAAGGCTAGAAATTATATGATGTACCTGGCGTGCCGATGGTTCGGCAAGAGCTGGTGGGACAATTAAGAGAATACAAATTACGGTGGGTACTTAAAGCCTGTTGCCAGTTGGTGACAGGCTTTTTTTATGTCCTGTTAACTGGTATTTAGGGCAATGATGTTTGTATCGTCTTAATCTACGACGCCAAGCATGACGGGTAATTTGTTTTCGGGCGCATGGGCCATTTCTGAATTCCATGCACAGCAGGTCAAGCAGGCTATTCTGGGTGGCCTGTTTACGCCTAACCCATTAGGCTATCCATCGGCTCTCGTTGCCCCATCGCACGTTCAGCAGGCGGCTGATTATTCCTACGCCAAATGGGTGGTCGATTACTTAAGCATCGGCAAAGCGAGTGATGTGGTGGTCATTCCGGTAACGGGTACAATGACCAGGGGTTATAGTTATGACAACTATTTCTCCAACACATTCATCATGCAACTGCTGGCAAAAGTAGGGGAAGACGATTCCAAGAAGGGGGCCATTCTGCAATTCAACACCGGTGGTGGTACAGTCGACAGTACAGACGAGTTCGCAACCGCAGTAGCGAATCTGAACAAAATTAAACCGGTCGTTGGGGCTATTAATTATTGCGCCAGTGCTGGAATATGGGTGGCCAGCCAATGTCGGGAATTGATCATGTCAACCGGTCCAACCGCAAAAGTTGGCTCGATTGGCACAATTTATCTGCATACCAATGTGTCCAAAGCCCTGGAAAAAGCGGGTACGGATGTGCAGATTTTTCGCTCGACGGGTAGTGTAGACAAGGCCCGTATCAACGCCATTGAGCCGCTCGATGAGGAGTTAATGGCGAGCATCATTGCCGATCTGGATGTCAGCAACAAAGCCTTTAAGGGCGCGGTCCGGCTTGGACGTGCAGGCAAAATCAAATCCGACGAACTATTCACCGGCAAAATGTACAATACGACTCAGGCGCTTTCAAATGGGCTAGCGGACCGTACGGGCGATGTGAATACGGCTTATCAACGAGTACTTCAACTTTCAAAATAATGGCTAAAACTACGCTTACCGTAGCGACGATTCTCGCTACGCTGTTTGGGAATTCGCACAAAGCGCTTTCCGAAAAACTGTCTACCGAAGAGTTCAATGCTTTTTCGGCTGAAGCCCAGGAACTCCAGGACCGGCTCGATGCGCAGGAAGCAGGCAATTTGGCAGTCACAGGCGATCTGACAAAAGCCAATGCTGATTTGGCGATTGCCCAGGCAGCACTGACGACGGCCCAAACTGAGTTGGGTACGACTAAAACTGCTTTGACGACCGCTAACTCGACCATTGCCACGTTGACCCCGAAAGCTACGGCCTGGGATGCTCACAAAGCCGCGCTGAATGGCTCGAATCTGTCTGGCGATTCGACTAACGGCAAAGGTGGTCAGTCGGACACAGGTTCAAAAGAGAACGCACGGACGGAGAAAATGCGTGAACTGAAAGCCAAACACCCCCTGCTGATGGCAGATGTGGACGTGCCCGACGCGGAATAAGCGCCAACAATAAGACCTGTCATTTTTTCAACACAGTTTAATTTTTTACCTATTCATGGCAAGTTTAAATATGGCGGCCCTGGCGGCTGCCTTAAAACAAAACGTGGCTGACTACTCCATGATTTATCAGGAGAAATTGGCCAATGGGTTTTCAATCAAGCAAGACCCATTGTTCACGGTCATTCCGACCGTGGATCAGTTTCCGCTCGTTCGGGATTCGACGGGCGCAATTATGCAGCCGGGTCGTAAAGGAACGGTCAACTTTACCAACAACTTCCTGACGCTCAACAACCGGATGGGCATCCTACGTCCGTTCAAAGTCGATCTTCAGCTTGATGAAGTAACGCTTTATGCGTGGACCAAAATGTACGGTTCCATCCGGAAGGGTACCGATCCGAAGGATATTTACAGCTTTGCGGCTATGGATTACTATATGAGCCGGGTCATGGCTCGTATGGGTCGTGATACGTTGAACATCGTGTGGGATGGCGTATATAACGCTGCTGGTACGGGTGTTGTTGATATCGCTGATGGGTTTAAACTGTTGTTTGCTCAGGGCTATGCAACTTCGGGTACGGGCTGGGTAGGTGATATTCCAGCGGCTAACATGACGACGGCAGCGGCCTCGATTACGCAGGCTAACGTACTGAGTGAGATCAACAATCTGGTATTAGCGATTGTGGCAAACGTTGATGTTCCGACTGAAGAAGATGCCCAGTTGTGCCTGGACCCAACTACGTTCGTGTATCTGCAAAATGCCATGTCGTCAGCACTTTCGAATGGTCAGGCGATTGTGACCCAGACGAATGGCGAATACCGGTTAGCGGCTCTGCCGAACACGAAAGTAGTGGCGAAGAAATGGCTCAAGACTGCGGGTAAGATGTTCTGGACGTTGAACGGTAACCTGGTCGTCATTACGCCTGAAGTGCCCGAAACGGTAGATGCACCTTCACTTAGCATTGAGCATGTTAGCCGTACTATCAACATCTTCCTGGATGGCGAATTCGGTCTGAACTACATCGATGGCCGGTACATTTACATGAACTCGAAGTAGTCAGGCCGCCGATGCGGTTCATCTGGTTTGTCTTCTCATTTTCAATTTCTAGTTAAATCCCATGAAGAGTTTACGGATTATCGGTTCAATTGTTTTCGGGTTATTCCTGCTGGCCAATCTGGTGGCACCCGTAGAAGTGCAGGGCCTGGTGCCCCCCTCGGTACATGATTTTGTGTTTGGCCCCGAGGGTGTAACGATGGGTATGGCCACGGTTAGTTTATCCAACATGAGCCGTAAGGAACGGCAGAAAGCCAATCTGGGTGGTATTGCCAAGTTGTACCTGTTGGCGGCTTCTGACTTCACGGCTGATTGGCCAGCCGCTGCCGATGTGGTGGCGGGAAGTATTGCAGGGCCAACCATTCCCTGTGGGGCCAAAACGTGGGCCGTCGTTACGTTCGATATTGGCACATGCCGGGTTAAATCGGACCGAAAAGGCAAACTGGGTTACCAAAACGTGGGTGTCTCCGGAGAGTGTAAAATGGCAGGTTATGATGCCACGCAAATCACCGCTTTGGAAAAGACCTTTAACGAAGGGGGTGTCGCCATTGTGGTTTATAAAGATGGTACCCGCGTCGTGTATGGATCTTCTAATGAACCACTAGAGTTTGAGGACTCGACTGATTCGGGGGCGAAGGCGGATGATCAGTTGGCCATCGACTTCAAATTTAAAGGCGATGGGTATGCTTTCCACCCTCCGCTACTGGCTCCAGCGGTTACGGTAGCTCTTAGCACGACCTAGTTAGCCCTGATACTGGCACTTAAGTTAATGGTCTCTCTCGAACAAGAGAGACCATTTTTTCTACCACGTTTTTCCTTATTGTATGAAATACCAAATTAAATCAGCCTACCTGGGCAAAGTTCGCCTGGAGGATGGATCTGGCTCGACCAGCTTGGACGAGAACACCCCGCAGGCTACGCTTGCGAAACTCTTCGACACGGTGTTGGGGAAGGAATATATTGAACCGGTAGCGGCCGGCGCCCCGGTGGCTCCTGTGGTGGCTACACAACCTAAGTAATCATGGCGACGTTGGATACAAAGAAAATTGGAGCGGTGCTTAAGCAGCTTGAAAATGCGGCTAAAGCAGGACTAAAAGCGCTGAATGACGCCACCGATGGCAGTTATGCTGGTTCGCCGTTTGAGAAGCATCCGTTAGAAAGTATTGGTGGTATCTCGCTGTTACTTCAGCAATTGTATGGGCAGGCCCAAAAGGATATTATCTACGAGGGATTGACTGAAGAACAGATTGCGGATAGGAAGGCAGCTGATCGAGCTGCGGAGTTAGCTGCCCTGCAGGCGACGGTTCAGGGCCAGTTAGTGGAAATACTAACGCCCGTAGTTTTTGCGGAAGAAGAACCAGAACCCGTTGATGAGCCAGACGCAAACTCAGGCGGCACTTTATAGTTGACGACAGACCTATTTATTTCAAAAGCCCTACCCATGAACAGGTAGGGCTTTTTTTGTATGTTTGCACCGCTAACATTCAGTTTTAATTCAGACGACTAACCGACGTGACTCAAGACACGTCGGTTGGCACGTTGATGCAAGTTCAACACGGTCGTCTGAAAGGATGAATGTTAGCAGTGACCAACCGACTCCATATATGGCCTTCCCTGCGCCTGCTCGATTCACCGATCTACGACAACATCTTCATAAAGCTGGCATTGATGCAGCTCGATTAAGTTTCGTACTGGAGGATTATTTGGGTTTACCTGACAATATGCCCAGGCAGGATTGGTTTCTTGACCCCCAGGAGGATCACCAAGCATGGGGATTCCGGGAAGCGATTTGCGAGTTCCAGAAAATGATTGCTGATAAGACTGAAGGCATTAATGAATAAATATAAATATATTGTTTCCTTTTCCATCAACCCTAGTCCTGCTCTTCACTTAAACCATCGAGATATTAACTTGGTATCCCACCGCTCATGAAATCACTATTATTGTTTGGTTTGTTTTTGATAATTCCCAATTTAGTTCTTTGTCAAACCGATAAAATCGATGACTCTTTCTTTGTAGAAGTATGTAATACGTTAATTGATAACCAAGGTCGCCCTGATAATCTTCGAATCGATGAAATTAATAAGCAACACATAATCCCTTTAGTAAAAAAATACAGGAAATATGAACAGCAAGATATGCTGTATTTTATCGTCGCGCGCTTGCAAAGAAATTGTCCTGAATATCAACAAATCATGAATCGAAAGTACAAGAGCAAGGGGGATTTTATCCAGGTTGATAAAAAGCCAACTAGTATCTTAGATAAGGAGGCTTGTAAGTCATTTCTGGAGCGTGGGAAGTATTATTATTATGAAGATGATGGCGAGATTGCCCAGTTAACCTTAGATAAGGGTTTTTGGGAAGATCACTTTAAGGATGGTACCTATTCGAAACTGAAACTTTCTTGGATTGGTGATTGCGAGTTCGAAATTGAGTTTATCGAAAGTAATAACAAATTAAGAAAAAACATTAGTCGCCCTGGTGATAAGTATCGCTATCAAATTCTGTCAAAGGATAATTCATCATATATCCTTTCACTTGAAATACCAGGAAATAATGAATTCCATACTTTTAAATTATACTATTAATTTAAGCGGTGTTCGTTTAAATAAGCTCTTAATAAATTACCTGCTCTTTTTATTATAGTCATTTCTTAAGAAATAGACTTCCTAGCTTAGTATAGTCCTACAGAAACCGGCAACTGCCAGTTTTTTTGTGTCAATGAATCTTGAGACACAAATACGTCAGCAACAGGCCGCTGTTCAAATGCTCGAAACGCTCGTGAAGGCAAAGCGTTGCACCACAGATGAATTAGAGATGGCCCGTAGGCGATTGGCTGATCTGAAGGAGCAGACGACGTTTGTACCAATCGTGCCTCGCGCAGATCGGGTAATACAGCCGCTTGCGGTTGAACCAGTGGCTACCGGTCGCCAGATTGTAGGTGATGAGTACGCCAGTATTCAGGCTGATCTAGCAGCCCAGGCTAATACGCTCAATCGCAAAATGGCTGAGCTGAGCAATCAGTTGCACAAAATTCCCTCCAGTGTTTCATGTCCCGAATTGACGCGCCAGATTCTTGAGCTGAAGGCGCAGATTGAATTGATCTGGGATAAGAAATATTACCTGGAGCGAAATCATTGTTTGCCCGAGGAGCCTACCGATCAGGAACAGTCGACTGATAATTTGGCTACGTTATCGGATGCTGGCCAGTATCAACTTGCCTACGAGAAACGACGGCTAATTGATCTGCGCTCGAAGCTGAAACGAAAATTGCTGAATCCCAAAGCGAAGTCAGGTAAGGTGATTGAATGGGAAACGGAGTTGGCTCAATGTACTCTCAAGATTCAGGAAATTGAGTTTAAACTAAGTTAGCACCGCATCGGCGGACCGAAATGGAAAAATTAACCTGGAGTACTCAACAACGGAAGGTTGTCGAGCTGCTTCACTACGAGTTCAACCCTCGTAAGATGACCGCACAGCAAACGAAAAAACTGCGTGAGTCACTCGAAAAGTTTAACCTGGTAGAGATTCCCGTTATCAACTTTGACGGTATTTTACTCGCAGGTCATCAACGTTGCAAAATGATGGTGGCCTTAGGACGTGGCGAAGAGCTGGTGGACGTGCGCGTTCCCAATCGTCAGCTCACTGATCAGGAGTTCAAGGAGTACAACATTGCCTCCAATGCCATTAAAGGTGATTGGGTCGATGAGATTCTTCGGGAATATTTTGATGATGTAGATCTGGCAGATTATGGCATTGGCCTGGCTGATTTGGAGGAGCTTCACGAAAAAGCCACAGCCAAAGAAGAAACCCCCGAAATGCCGATCGTGGCTAAGTTTTCGGAGAAGTACGATGCCTTTATCATTGTGGCCAAAAATGAGATTGACGCCAACCACATTGCCGAGTTGCTTCAATGCGATCGGGAAAAATCGTACAAAAGTGAGACGATGGGCATGACTCGGGTAATAACCGGCACTAAATTTATTGAGCTGTGGAAGAAATCAAATTAGTCATTCCCAGCCATAAACGGTGGACGAGCATACGCACAACGTCGGTGGTCGATCATGCTATTATCTGTGTTCCAGAGAGCCAGGGCGATATCTACCGAAAGTGTAACCCGGCTGATGAAGTGGTCACCCATCCTGATCATGTTATTGGCCTCCAGGCCAAACGTAACTGGATATACAAACACTTCGGCAGCGTGTTCATGATCGATGACGACATCAGTGCGGTCAGGCGCATTTACACCGACCGGGGTGAGCAGATCATAATGAACCCGAAGGAGGTCTATGACCTGATTCAGCATTCGGCAGACGTGGCCAGGCAAATGGGTGTTTTCTTATTTGGCTTTGCCGACACACCAAACCCGGTGGGCTACAATCCAATGAAACCTATTCAGCTCTCTGGTTGGGTAAATGGTTGCGCGTTCGGACTGCTGGCTGGCTCTGGCCTATGGTGGGATACCAACATCAGATGTAACTGTGATTACTGGATATCAGCACTAAACGCCTACAAACATCGGATGGCGTATCTGGATATGCGGTTTTACTTCAACCAGGTTGATACGTTCGTTGCCCGAGGTGGGCAGGCTGAGCATCGTAACATCGATGCGGAAGAAAAGGATTTTGCTTGCCTTCAAGGCGTGTTCGGGTCGGAAGCGATCATGCTGAAGAAAGGCAAGAATCCACGCCACCCATTTCAGAAAACCCTTAAACTGCCATTCTAATGAGTGTATCAAGAGATGTTAGAGACCAAGTAGAAGATTTAAAGGAACGGTTTCCAGATTTGAGCAATTTTGAAGCCTTACAGATTGCTACAAAAATTATTAAGATTGAAGCCTACAAGGAAGCAAATGTTACAGATCGTAAAGGTGCTCCATCTGCTTTAGAAGCTATTGCACAATGCCTCGGAAAAGGTGGGCAATTCTCTCTTACTATAACTGATGCAGTAAATGATGTTGCCCAAGCATTGAACAATATGGCAACTGCAATTGAGAAAAAATAAACTTATAGTCTTGCTGAGAATTAAAAAAATATTTTCAGCAAGACTATAAGTTTATTTTTCACATAACTCAATAAAAATGAATCCCATTTTCGTTAATTTTATATTTTTATAATCTTCTACGTCCAACTCAATATCTAGATCGTTATCTTCAGGATCGTCACTACGTTTTTCCGCCGAAGTAACATCAACCTCTATAACATATTTTAATGTACCAAGAGCTACTAAATTAGATATTTGAGTTTCAATATCATCTAATTTTATTCTCAGCTTTGCTGCAAGTTCTTTAATTGAAAAAGAATAGATATTTACAGACGATTCTAAGGATAATTTTTCGTCGTTTTTATATCCGCCAAAGAGATCCGGACGCATAGACTGGTAATCTGCTTCAAATGCCGCTTTCTTAGAGGCAAGTGAGCGGTATATATACTCTAATAGTACCGCTTCTTCATTTGATATTTTATTTAATATTTCTACTGCATTTTGCTGTTGAATTAATGAAATCGGCTTTATAAGTATATTTTTTATTAGCTTAGCCCATCTTTCCTGAAGCAACTCTTCTTCTTCATAAGAAGCATTTTCTATTAATGGAGCTAGCACCTTTAGATTAATTTTTTTATATTCTATTTTACTGTCTTTTAAATATTCATTAGCTCTCTCTAGTATTTTTATTTGATTTTTAAATCTTCTTAGCCTTACTTGATCAGCTATTGATTCACCAAATTCACTAAATGCTTTACCAAACAAACTTTTTAATAAATTTTCACTTTTTTCAGCTATTGCTTTTATAGCATCAGGATCAGTGGCCAGCTTTGCTAGTTCCATCATTTTATATGAAGTTATTAGGTATAAAGTCTTTTTACCAAAAATAAGAAATTTTTAACATTTAACGCGTTGTCTATCCGTTTTACTGGGAGAAGTTTACAGAGTTCAACAATTAATCAACTCTGTTTACAATGTCTAGTAAAACCTCCTATTTCGAGCGCAATACCAATGCCACCGAAGCCGAGTATGCACGCTTCTCGACCAACGTAGGTCACAAAATTGATACCTCTCACAAGCATCAGCAACTGCTTCAGTTTGCGATGCAATTTATTCCCCCACAACTGTTCCGGAGTTTTTTGATATCCACGAAGTAGACGATTTACTGCGTACTACCAGCCAGAACCCACTGGAGTTATCCCGGATCTACCTGATGCTGTTGAGTGATGATCAAAACGACTACAGTAAAGAAGGTGCAATTAATGATGCCCTTCGCCCATTCCCCAAAGCTGACTTTGAGCGCTGGGGCGATAAGAATTGGTTGAGCGACGTGTCGAACGCCTGGTTTGATAAGGAAGGCATCAACCTCGATGTGCAGGCAATGGAGATCAGCGAATATTACAACGGTGACGTGACAGTCGATGAGTTAATCGAATATGTACGCGCCTGGAAGCCCGGTAAGTATCGCACAATTTACAGAAGGCAATTGGATGAGCTGGAAAATCGCTGGTTTGACCTGTTCGGTTTTAAGGTCAATAAACGCTATGCCGAAAGCCTGACCGGACTAATCGAAGATTCTGAGACCACAAAAATTGCTGTTCCATTCTAACCCAAACCCCGCCGATCGGTGGAGTTTTTCATTTTATCGCTATGCCGAAATCAACCGACGTGCCGCACGAGCTGCGACCGCTTAACAAGCTATTTTCCGAAAAAGACTATAAGTGGGATTATGCGGATTCATTCTGCGACTGGGTAGACTTCCTGGTTGAATCGTTTATGCCCGTTCGCCAGGGTGCTTACGAACAACTCAAGAAAAAACACGGTGATCTGGATTGGTTCATGCGTATGACTCGTGAGCTGGTGATGGTGCAGTACCAACAGATTAATACCGACCGCTCCTGGTACGACGCCCTCGGGACATTCTACGAAGTACTGGCCAGCCAGGGTAAACGCCAGATTCTGGGTCAGTTTTTTACACCTGCCTGCGTCGTCGATTTTATGTCTGCGATCCAGGGCGCCGATGAAAGTATAACAGGCAAAGGCCAACTGGTGAATGATCCCTGTAGCGGCTCAGGCCGAATGCTGATATCATTTCATGCCAAAGCACCGGGTAACTTTCTGTTCGGCACTGATCTGGACCCGATTTGCACCAAAATGACGGCCGTCAATATGTGTTTGCATGGCTGCGTTGGTCAGGCCGTTTGCATGAACTCCCTTGACCCTAACGAATGGCGTTTTGGCTATCACATTAACCGACGTTTAAGCATGACCGGTATGCCAACTATTGAGCCAATGACCGGGAAAGAAGAATGCCACAGCTGGCGCTTATGGCAAAAAGAAAAGGCCGAATGGGAGGAGAAAAAGCAAGTACAACCTGATTTGCCCCCACCTACACCGAAAATGGTGAAAGCCGCTCAACTGGGCCAAATGAGCCTGTTTTAAGCTGTGATGTATGAATGAAATTTATAAAGATTGACGCATTGTCTATCCGTTCTGCTGGGAGAATATTACAGAGTAGTCAGCAGAAATAAACCCCTGATTGCAAGCAAGATGTTCACGTATCAAATCCATTTCACTGAGGGCCTTGTTAGAGCGACCGCCCTGGTACAAGCGGCCTGTGAATTCACAGCACTCCAGTCTTTTTACCGCGAGTTTCCTGGTTATCAGGTAGCGGCTATTTCAATCACCCTTAACCTGCCACTGTAATGTATATCCGCAAGCCAACCAAGTTTGAAAACCCGAAAATGACCAAGAAGAAAAACCTACTGAAGATGGTGATGCAGGAAGCGCACCGGCTCTGGAAAAAAGGCTTGTGGATATTTTTGGTGAGTGCGTCCGTGATGCCTGGATGAATGTCCGAACCGGTTTACGCCGGAAGCAAATCAATGTGGCTCAAGTGAGCCTGTTTTAAACGGTTGAAGCCGGTAGTTAGAGCTACCGGCTTCTGTCTAAAGCAAGGATGTTCAACTCTTAATCAGACGGTGCAAATGTACACGAAAAGTCGAAAGATGGGTTCTATGGCCCGAAAAAATGTAAGACGGCAATTGATCTTCATGCCCTCGCTGAACCTGGGTGGTCAGTGGATGAGTCAGGCCGGTTTTTCTATCGGGCAGACAGTACGAGTAACAGTCATAAACGGAAAAATTACCATTGAGCAATGAGCAAATACGATTTAAGGACAAAGAAGGGATATGATTTTTTTGAATGTAGTAGTGCGTTTCAAAAGTGCATTCGCCGTGGGCTTGAAGATCAGGCCATGTACTGGGCCGTTGAGCTGTATGACAGTAATTATGGCGAGTACGTCTGGAAGCGTTTGCGCATCATGAGCAGTGAAGACGTCGGGCTAGCTGAACCAAATATGCCTGCCAACATCTGGGCGTTATATCGTTCGTATCAGGAACAGGCTAAAAAGAAAGAAGACAAGAACGAGCCCCAGCGTTTGTTCCTGACGCATGCTGTTCTCCTTCTGTGTCGGTGTAAGAAATCGCGCATGGTCGATTGGACGCTGATCTGGCACTGGCTCCGCCATCCGTTCCAGAAATTGCCCATTCCTGATTTTGCCCTAGATAAGCATAACGAGCGTGGGCGGTCTCTAAAACGTGGATGGGCGCATTTCTTCGACGAAGGCACGCTACTGGACAACCAGGGCTATGTGGAAGGTGAGAAAGAAATGAGGATGAATGCCATGAAGGTGATCAGTGATCCTAGTGGAGTTGGGCTGTTTGATTAGGTTTTTATATTTAGGTTGTATTGAACAGGATAGCCGCCGGGTATCTCACCTGGCGGCTCTTATCTATAAATATTTGCAAATGCCTTCTATTCTGTGGTTCTTCTATTATCTTGTGATTTATAAATATCAATTATGTTTTTTAAGGTAGTATTTTTAGTACTGTTGCGAACTTGGCTCATCTCATCACTGAATTTCGCCAATAACTCGAATAGAATTGCCCTATTAGTTGGTCTAAGACAAACACTATAATTACCATACGAGACTGTCTCAATCGTTTGATAACGTGGAAATATAATCTCATAAAATATCCATTCCTCAGTATATCTAACTTCTGATTCAATAAAATCATCAAGAGTCAAATCTAGTTTAGGTCGAGTAATACGTAATGGACTCATCTCACTATCACCATTAGGGTGTTTGAATAAGATAAATCGCTCCATTAATAATTCATCTCCCGTTTCATAAGCTGAAACAATTACATAAGGGCGTCCTATGCTTGGGTAATAGTCACCAATAAAAAATCTTGTTTCCATAATTTTAAATTATAAGGATTTGAGGCCTAAGATAATAACCGGTTTATTACAACCCTTCTTGAAATAACAATTAAAAATTAGTTCTAGTAAGTTACTTGTGTTAAGTCGAGTTGATTGTAGTGCTAAAAATCTTCATCGATTTGTTCACAAGTAACTATTCGAGAGATTAGTCGATTTCTATCTGATTCTGAATATTTATGAGGAAGTGATGCTAGTTTATCTACTACATCTTTGACTGCAGCGTCATTTTCAACAATTATATATTTTACGTCAATGGCGGAAAAATTTAACATGTATTTTTTCGATATTATATCTTTATATATAGGTTTTTTTAAGAGTTGATGGGGAAACATGGTAGGCCAAATTACAGGGACTTCGTAGTTATTTTTTTCATTACATGGTACAACTAATCTCCACTCCCTTTCATTGTAATATCTTATTCCATTTATGGCGTCTTGGTATGGCTTCATATGGTTCATAATTACATTACTAGCCTCAAAAGCAGACTTTATATAAGTATAAGTTGCAATCATATTTTTCTCTTCATCGCTATAAGGAGTTGATTTAGGCCCGCCATATTTTTTTGTCATTTTATCCATCTCTTCATCGTAATGTTGGCTCAGCTTAAGTAGCCTGGTAGAAGCTTCTAATCCTGCCTCAATTTGATGAGATTGGTTAGTAAAATAAGTGACAGGGTTGAGCTTATTTGTCATACCCCATTCTTTAGTCATCCCTAGTCCATATTTCCCATACCCTTTTGTACCATCTAAGCCAATATGTTTCCTCAGATTTGAAATGGGCAAGTCACAAAAACATACCATAGCAATTTCACATTCATTTACTTTACCATTGGTTGATTTGCCGAACTCAGGACTATAAGCTGGCCTAAAACCCGTTTCAAGTATTCCAAGTAAATTATCTTTTAAAGGAGTAAAATGAAAAAGGCTATTCGCACTAATAGTGGTCATATTATTTTGGATTTAGGTTGAACTGGCCTCAAATTACAAAATCTGTCCTACCATCCCAAAAAGCTACCTACTAACATTGTCTGTAGCTTTTTTTATATGGGTACAGAACTGACAAAGGCAGATAAAGTCGCTGACAAACTCGACAAGTTTCGAGACCATTTATTACATCGAATACCACTTAAGCCGAGTGAGCACGAAACGCTTGATAAGTACCGCAAATGCTTTGCCTGGCGCAGTAAGTTGTTTTCACCTCAACAAGTAGTCAATATGCTGATGCAGGAGTATGGTCTAAAATACTCACAGGCATATCAGTTGATGGCTGAATCAACCAAATTATACGGTAAGGTCGATGACATCGATCGGGAAGGCACACGTAAGATTTTAATTGAAAACCTATACGTGGCCATGTCGCTGGCAGTGAAGGATCGCAATGCAGAAGCCATCATTGCGGCTACTCGGGAGATTGCCAAACTCAGCAAAGTTCACGATGATCAGTCGTCATTGACCGCTGATGAGCTGATGCCTGCGCGTACCGTGAAATACGTGCAGAACAACGTCACGATCAATAATAACCTATCTGGTGGGGAGGAACTGCCCAATGAGTAAGGAAGCGATTGTGCGTCTGAATGCCAAGCAGCTCCAGTTCCACCAGAGAGCTACCAGTAATCAGGCTGATTTTACCAAGGAAGGTCGGGCGTATCAGTCAGGCTTCCGTATGACGTTTCAGGGTGGGCGTGGTTCGGGTAAATCCCGCACCCTCATTCATTTGCTGGCTGAGTCAGCGTTTCAATTACCCAGGGCGAAAGCTGGAATTGCGGGTCTGACCTACCGACAGGTTCAGGATATCATCTTGTCGCAAAGCAGTAGTGTCTTTGAGGAACATGGGTTGCATGAATACAATACCAAAACCGGCTTTGGGCATTATGTCATTAACCGTCGTCCGCCCGAACACTGGAAATCGGCACTCAATACGATCAGGACGTATGACAACTGTTTAGTGTTCGCCAATGGCTATACGGCCCAGTTCGTCAGTGCCGATCGAGAAGAAACCATCCGGGGTGCCAACTTTGATCAGCTCTATATTGATGAATCGGCCACCATTAAAGAGCCGTTTTTCAATAAGGTACTCCGTCCTACGGTGCGGGCCAATAAGCATATTTATAAAGACCCACGCCCAGGGCGCAAAGGATTTAACCACCCCCTGCATTGGCTCATTGCTGATTTTACGTCTGCGCCCTGGCTCCCCCAAGGCAACTGGATTTATAACACCGAAGAACTGCAAAAGACCAACCCACAGAAGTACTTTTTTCTGGAGTCGACCGCTTACGATAATCTGGAGTTTTTACCCGGTTCGTTTATCGAAGATCAGCGCGAAGCCTGTGGTGATGAGCTGAGCTTTAATATTGAGATCCTGAATCACCGCCTAACCCGAATTGCCAACGGCTTTTATCATGCTCTGGATACAAACCGACATACCTACAGTCAAGGCTATGGTTACCAGTTTGATGATGTGTCACGCCTGTATGTGCACGAGCGCACTGATTATGATCCCAATAAAGCCGTTGATACGAGCTGGGATTTTAACGCCGAATTTACGTCGCTCATCATGGCTCAGGATTTTAATTCTGAGTACCGGATTAATGATGTACTGTTTGTAAAGACCGCCACCGAGAGCCTGGTGGAGAAGCTCTGTGCTGATTTTATCGCTAAATATGCGGGCCACAAAAAGCGGGTTATGTATGTGTACGGTGATAATGGGGCCAACAAAAAGGATGCTGGTCGAAATAAGACCTACTTCGGTATTATCAAGGCCGCCTTTACAAAAGCAGGCTGGACGATTATTGATAAGGTTCAAGATGCCTATCCGCCTTATCATGTTCGCTATCGTGTTATCAACAGCCTATTGCAAGAGACAAACACACGTTTGCCTAAGATTCGCATCAATGAGACAACATGCAAACCGCTATTGATCTCACTCCAGAACGCGCCTATCGATGGCACAAGCTATGAGAAGATCAAGAAGTCAGAGCAAAACAAGAATCTTCCGCAAGAGTTTGCCACTCACTTGAGCGATTGCTTTGACTATCTGTTGTTCAAGAAGTATTCCAAGTATGTAGCAGCCAATGGCATGAGGGAAGGCGGCATTGTCATTCGATAACTCGCTTAGAATCCCAAGAATCTAAATATTTCATTTCTCGTTTTTGCCCACGAGCCAGCCAACTCGTCCCGCGCCCCCAACCAATACCTGGGGCGCGGCATATATTCTATTTTTCGATTTTGGCGACCGCCGTTTCGCTATAGCGCGGGCGGTCAACTCTCAGCACACCGGAGAAAATACCCCCCTTTTCGGGCTAATGAGTTGATTGTGAAATCTGTCCATTAGCCCCATACCGGAAAAGACCGGAAACCGCCCCCTAAAAAGTTTCGTCCTACCAGCACGCCCACGCAAAGCCGAACATTGACCCAGCAAACGGGCAAATCGGATGATTTATCTCTCTCAAGTTATTCAGGCGTATCGGGCCAGTGGGCTTAGTGGCCACTCCCCTATTTCGATCTGACCTACCGAAAAGCCAGTGGTGAATTCGGTAGTAAAACCAGCGTTCGACGTCGGGCTGGGGAGACGGTCGCCAAAAAAGACCTGACCAGTATCAAACACGAGAACCGGCAGGCCGGAAAACTCCATCTGATTGATCAGAATGACAATCGCTTTGAGCTGCATATCCCGCTATTGGTATCATTCAATGGTAAATTAATTGACCACCGATTCTAATGAATCTGACTCAACTCGGCACAGCCGCATTCATGACCACAGCCCGCCCATCGGCTTCGGTTTCCTTTCCTGAAGGCAATCAGGATGCCAATTCGGTTAAGGGATTGATTAAAAAACCAGTGTCCGCTGGTGGCAAATCCTACAATATCTATCCCTGGGGCACCAATAACCAGCTGCCCAATGAGATGATCAACCTGTATCGATCCAACGGCGACGTGATGAACCTGGTTCAAACGCGCGCTGACTTCCTGTTTGGAGCTGGCGTCGGCTGGTTCAAGCATAGTCTGGATGGGAAAGACACCGTTATGACGCCCTACACCGACGATAAAATCAAGGCGTTTGAGGAGTTCAATGATTTGCAGGAATTGGCCAACGGGCAAATGACTTACCTGGTCGAATCGGGCAACGCGTTCATCAACCACAGTCGGGAGGGTGGTAAGCTCATGCTGTCATTGCGCGATAGTCTGACCGTTCGGGCAGCGATGGCTACGCAGGGCTTTGTAGATACCTGGCTACTAGCTCCTGATTGGGTATGGTCAAAAAGGCAGTGGCGGTGCCTGCCTGGACCCAGAAAACCAAGAACGCACCCGAAACATTGGTTCAGCTCAAACGCCAGCAAACGGGCCAATTCTATTACGGTTTCCCCATTTGGTGGGCGGCAGCGGAATGGATTCGGCTCGCTAACCGGGTGCCGGGGTTTCACAATAATGGCCTCGATACCGAGTATAATGTCTCTAAAATTTGCCGGGTGGCGGAGCCATTCATTGACAAGTTTGGTGGCGATACCGACGAGAGCAAAGACGCCTTCCGAAAGAAATTCTACGGGCAGGTAGACGAGTTGCTGTTCGGTACCGAAGGCAAACGCAAAGTCATTTTTGACGAATGCGCGGTTGGTATCGACGGCAAAATGCAACCCTACATTGAGTTTGAAACGGTCGAATCCAAGCTGACCGGTAAAGAGTACACGGAGCTGTACCAAATGGCCGTGACCGCTTTCGCTAATGCCAGTGGCATTCTCAGTGGGCTTGCTGGTGTCAGTGACGGGAAGATGCTCGGGGTTCTGGCTCTGAACTGCGTGTATCTGCCGAATACCAACAGTTTTACCGCACGCCCCGCGAGCGTCAGGTCATTGAAAGCTACTGGAATCGCACCATTAAGCGTGAATTGGGCCTACCCGAAGATGTGTTCTTTGGCTTCAAAAATATCCTGCTCGAAACGCTCGACCAGAACAAAGCTGGTTCCAGCAAGAAAAACACGGCTACCGGCAATACAGCGGGTAAAGATCAGCAGACCGGCAACGATCAGGCGACCAAAGACACTAAAACCACCGACAAATCGGGCAAAAAATGATTATCAAATCGATTGACGATCTAAAATTATTTCTGGGTCGGGCCATTAATCAAGCCACGACACTCGCCTTTATTCAGCCGTTTATTCAACTGGCCGAAGACGAGTTTATCCGCCCGACCATTGGGGACGAGATGCTCAATGAACTCGACACCCAGTATAACAGCAGTGCGCCCAATGCACTAACGCCCAACAACCGGTTGCTGCTCACTAAGCTCCAACGGGCGCTGGCCTTCTATACCTACACTAAATATTTGCCCTTTAGTTTGGGCAATGATGGCGACAATGGCTTGCAGGAGCAATCCACCGATAAAACGCAGCCGGTGCGCATCGGAGTTCTGGACAAACGGCAGCGGGAAAGTGCCGAAAATGCGGCTACTGCACTGGAAACGGCCTTGCTCTTCCTGCAACGAACCAAGGCCAACTACCCAACCTGGACGGCTTCGGATGCCTTCAAGCGTGCCAATGCCCTGTTTATTTATTCGGGTTCGGAGCTGACGGACAATTTGCCGCAGGCTGCTGGCAGTTACCGGCTGTTTTTGTCGCTGATTCCCTATCTGCACATGACCGAAAACCAGCAGATTAAGCCCCTGATTGGTTCGGCGCAGTTCGATGATTTGAAAGCCAAGCGAATCCAGACCACTGCCTTGCAGCCGGTGGATATCCGATTGATGGAAGCCGTCAGTAAAGCGACGGCCACCTGTGCCTATGCCCGCGCGCTGTATTACCTCAATGTGGTGCAAACGTCGGGTGGTGGTTTGCGCATCCTGTCTGATTTTGATGGGATTTACAACCAAAAGGCCGTCGATGCCAAGCTATTGCAGGATGCCCAGAGCAAGGCCGACACCGAAGCGGCTGCTAGTTTGAATGCACTGAAGAGCTATCTGACCAGCTACGCCGACCAATATCCGCTGTATAAAAACAGCGACCGCTACCAGGCTGCGGGCCCCAACGAATTCCCCGACAATTCGACCTACAAAGGCATTTTCCGCATGCGTTAATCCCCGGTTCGGCGATTCGATGAATTTTTATGAAAACTGACGATAAAAACAAGCCGATGGTAGCCCGTCAAGACAATCCCCGGAACACATTTAAGGTGCAAAAGCCGGATGCACCACAGATCAGCGATCGGTACGCCGAAGCGGCTGATAATCTAGTTCAGGAACTTTCTGCCGAACAAGCCGAACTCGACGCCGTTGAGCAGGGCCTGCAAGAGCGTAAACAGCAGTTATTGGCTAAAGCCCAGCAGGTCGCGGATGCTGTTCGGAAAGAAAAGCTGGAGACCCGCGCCGGCTTGCTGGAGGATGCTGCTGATTGGCGGGAAATCGCCCGTACTACCAGTGATCCTGAGCGAGCGAAAGATTTTCTAAGGAAGGCAAAAAATGCCGAGTTGGAAGCCACTCGATTAGGCGCTGAGCTGAACCTGAATGAGTCCTTGCCGGTCTCTGATTCCGAGAAAAAACCACTGCTGATGATTTCGACCAATAAGGCGATTTGGATCATTATCGGGTTGTTCATCGGCTTTGTGGGCATGACGTATTTATTCGGGGCTCCTCTCGAAGCCGACCCCATGAATGCCATCGGGCAGAGTATGATGAAGAATGCACCCATTCGTGCGCTGCTGTCCTTCACGCTCACCTTCCTGACATTCCTGGTGGCGGTCTTTTTTATCCGTGTTGCATTCCCTCAATTCTATCGTATATGGCACAATCGAATCGACTCCGAGCGTTCGCTGGACTCCTTACTCAACGAAGCGCCCGCCTGGGTAGTCTTAGCCTGTTTATTTGGCCTGTTTTTTATGTTCATGCAGCTGTTTGCCAGCTTTTACCAGGCTCTGTACGCGTAGATTCTCTGAATCGAAAGCGGCTCTGTTTACTCGAAACGGCGGCTTCGCAGGTCTATGTGAAGGAGAAATCGAACCGGAATGATCATCCACAAATCGATGTCTACTTCAAATCAATCGGTTGGCCGCATCCCGAGCGGGTCGGCGCCGGTGCAAAACCCTGGTGTGGTGCTTTCGTGGGGTGGGTACTCAAAACGTGTGGTATTTCTACGCCGAAGGGTCAAATCTGGCAGCGGTTGCCAGCTTCAACGCCATGAAAAAGCTCCAGCTGCCACCCAGTACCAGCGCGATCGCGGGCGATGTGGTGACGTATCGAATCTGGAGTCACGTCGAATTCGTCAGTAACTGGCCACTCGATCCGCGCATCCGCATTTTTTACGCGACCGGTGGCAATACCACTGCGGGCAATAATGTGCAGGGCGTGTATGTCAACATTCCAAGACCCAAAAATTATGTGCGCTACGTCGTGCGGTTTATTCCCGAATCATGAAGCAAAATCTAACCTTACCTGTCTGGCTCTTCGGTGTGGCCATTGTCGCTCAGATCCTGATCGGACTACTGGGTGGCCTGCTGATCTGGAAGCAAAGCCATCCCCCTCAGGGCTGGAGCCTGGATTCGACCACCTATTACAAGTTCCTGGAAGGCCAGGGTAAACTCAATCTTCGCTTATATGAACAGCAACAAGCTCATGAGTCCCGCCTGCGCGCGTTGGATAAAAAACGCCAGGCACGTCACCGGCATATTGATTCTCTGTCTGGCCCTGCTCTCCAGTCTGAAATCGACCGCCTGTATAATAATCGCTTTGGGCGACAGCAGCAAACGAGTGGGGCCGGTTCTGGCAATCGACCCCAAACCGATTCGACTAACCGAAGCAGGCGCTCGTCAGGTGCTGAAGGACAAAGCCGATCTGCTGATGCTGCTCGACGTGGTGAAAGCAAAGGACAGTTTGCTTTCCGAGCAGAGCCGGGCCATTGCTGCCCAGAACAAAACGATTACCCAGCTCAACAACCGGCAACAGGGCAAATCCAACGAATCGTTAACGGCGCAGGCCCAGGCCGACCTTTACCGGAAGCAAAAGCGCGCAGCCAAATTGGAAAACTGGGGCTGGCGAATCGGACTGGCCACGTACCTGGTACTAAAGTTCAGGGGTATTGGCTTCTAATTCAGGATCAGGGCTACACCTATCCCGACATTGCGTTTGCCATTTCAGCCGTTGAAACGGGTTATTGGTGGATAGCTTCACCGGGTCATAACTTGTTTGGGATGAAGAAAAACGGACGGGGTTACTATTCGAGTCTGTCCAGATCGGGTTACTGTAGGTACAAAAGTGAATCCGCATCAATGGCGGATTATAGGGCTTACGAACAACAGGTCATTGCTAAATACAGCCTGGTCACACGATCCGATTATTTGCGGCATATCTATCGCCGGTTTTGTCCTAACCCCACCTACCAGGGCAAATTAGCTTTGGCCATACAAACGCTCAAAGCATTGGCCTAATGTCGCAGACGCTCACAAACATTATTACTACACTGGGTGGCCAGGCTGTTTCGTTCGGCCTGGTCGCTTTTTTCTGGCAGTATATCCAAAAAAAGCTGGAGAAGATTGACGACGTCGATCGTCGGGTGCATAGGCTTGAAAACCGGGATGAAATGCGGAAAGAATTAGGACTGGACAAAACCCGCTCAGGAGAGAGCCGTAACAATGAAAACAATTGAATTTGGCACAAAAACCTACCAGGTCGCTGAATCCTGGGCAGAGCTAACCCCTGAACAGTATAAGCAGTTGATCATGTGCCCACGGTTGGAATCAAACCGGAGCGCCGGAGCGGGGTCATTTGAAACCATCGAAAACGAAGCCGCGGCCTGCCGGGTGTGGCTGGGTATGAGCCCCAAAGTGTGGAAAAATCTAGTATTAACCCCCTGGCAGTGGGGCCAACTTCGCCAGCAATGTGCCTGGCTGTTTACCAGTAAACCCGAAGGCAAACCACCCCTTGATACGTTCGTACACCAGGGCGTAAATTACCATCTGCCGGCAGCAAATTTCACAGACTCGACCGCCGTCGATATCGCTTTTGCGAATATGGCCTTTGTTGAATTCGCCCACCCCGACGAACCCACGCCGGAAGCACTCGACCGGCTGATTGCCATCCTGTGCCGTCCACGTCGCACCGACTGGCGGAAGTTCCAAAAATCGCTCGACTGGAATGGTGACGTGCGCGAAGAATTCAACGAGCAGCGCATGGCTGAGCGGGCTAAAGCCCTGGCCACGCTGGATATCCAAACCAAGCTAATTATCCTGGATTACTTCGAACGAACGAATCATGAGTTTCTGGAACAGTATGGCGAATTGTTTGGAGGGAGCCGGGAACCGCGTTATGGCGATGGCCGTGGCTGGATCATGCTATTGAAAAATGTAGCCAAAGAAGGCCATTTCGGGGATTTTGATAAAGTCTGCAAAACTCCTGCTCACTTATTGTTTGCCACCCTACTCGATGATCTGCTGGACCAGCAGGAGCGCACCGATAAAACCCCTACCCCGAATGAAAATTACTGATCTGTTGAGCCTGGATGATTTCATCCGTTCGGTGGTCGAAGCCATGCCAGGCATTGACTATTATCTACCCCTTAGTAATGGCGAAAAAGCCGTCGATGAAATATCAGGGTATTATACCAACGACTATCAGGGTACCACCGCTTTCCTGCAGGTGGCCGAAGCGATGCGAAAAAACGACCTGATCACGTTTCAATGTTCGCTCACCATTGCGACCAAACCCGCCAATGTGAGTGCGCGCGCTGGTCTCGAAGCCAGAAACCTGACGCTAAAGCTCATCATGGACCTGTTAGGTCGCCTTGATCTGGCTGCTGATGCTGCCATTCAGTCTGTCGAAGACCAGAGCGATATGTATGATCTGGTTATTGAGCCGGTAGACCGCATTTTTCCCATTGGCATGCTGGCCAACGTGAACCTGGAAGGCCATTACGTTGATCTGGACGTGACCGTACCCGCTACTCATTTACTCTTTCCTGCCTAATGGACGCACTAACACTACTTTCGTTTTTATCCCTGCGTTTATCGCGCAATGCCGTGGCTTACACCATCGATGCGGTTTCGGATAGCATCACCGCGCGGGCCGATCTGATTTATTACCTGTGTTTGAAAAAGCCGAAGTCGCCCGGCTCTGGCGAGTATACTGAATTGATTACCCTGCCAGGCCGGGAACTGCCCAAACGCACCGAATTAGGGGCGGATATCTACCCCGGAGCGCAATTCGATGTGTCGGTATTCCTCGATGATTTTCTGTTTCGGAATGCCCCTAGGCCTGACCAAGCCAAAATCGTGAGCTGTAGCGACCAGATTACGCCCTATCTGGTTCAGGTTTGGGTTGAAAATGCCGGTGTTTTAGTACCTAGTGTTTTGACTTTTTGTGTCTGACGGGTATTTTTGAGGTAAACCTTGTACGCCCTCTATGAAAAAGTACCATGTCACCTTGACCGATCAAGAACGCCAGCACTTACAGGCTATCATTGCCAAACGCAATGCCAAGAGTCAGGCCGTTAAACGAGCTTATGTCTTGTTGGCTGCCGATGAGAACCAACCTGACTGGCTGAAAGATCAACACATTAAAAGCACCTATCAGGTTAGTATTCGTAGCATTGAACGCCTACGGGAGCGCTTTGTAGAAGATGGTTTCGAGTTTGCCCTCAATGGTAAAAAGCGCGAAAAGTATAAAGATGTCGTTTTTGATGGCGGAGTAGAGGCTCATCTGATTGCGCTACGGTGTAGTAATCCACCGGCTGGATATGCACACTGGACAGTACGTTTATTAGCCCAGAAAATGATCGAATTGAACTATGTCGAAACAATTGGTCGAGAGACGGTGCGCAAGATGCTGAAAAAAACAAGCTTAAGCCCTGGCGGGTCAAGTCGTGGGTAATCCCCGAAGCCTCTGCCGAATTTGTCTGCCAGATGGAAGAGGTACTGGATGTATACCAGCGTCCATTTGACCAGAAACGGCCAATTGTATGCCTGGACGAAGCCCGTCGGCAATTAGTTAGCGAGACCCATCTGGGTTTCACAGATAAAAACGGCGTTGACCATGTTGATTATGAGTACAAACGAGAGGGTGTCGTGGAGATCTTTATGGTCGCTCAGCCCTTGGCTGGGCAGCGGCAGGTGGTGGTCACCCAGAGTCATAACAGCATCGAATGGGCGAAGGTAGTGGGCCGTATTGTGGAAGAATGGTATACGGATGCGGACCGGATCACCTTGGTACAGGACAACTTATCGGCTCACCGAAAAGCAGCCTTGTATGAGGTATTTGAGCCAAAACGGGCGCGCACTATCCTGCAAAAGATTGACTTTGTCTATACACCTAAGCATGGCTCCTGGCTGAACGTAGCTGAAATTGAATTAAGCATCCTAACCCGCCAAGGCTTAACGCATCGGGTAGCCAGCCAGGCCGAGTTCGATCAGCAAGTACAGGCTTGGGTAAGCCAACGAAATGATAAATTGGCCAAAGTAGACTGGCAGTTTACAGCGGAGGATGCCCGAATTAAACTAAAACGGCTTTACCCGTCAACGATTGAGAGTTAAAACACTAGTACCAACAAAACGCTACCCCTCGAATACGCCCTGAAGGGAGCCTTAGCGGTCGATGAATTTGCGGGTTGGCGGGATCACTTCTTTACGAAGTATTTAGCTGATTCCCGGCAGTTTTTGACCTGGCAACCAACTGAAAAATGGGTCGAAACCGCACAGCCAGAATTTTTATACTACCTGGTCAATTTCGCCCCAAAGCCCTCTGAACTGTGGTTACGCGTTGATTTGGCCTATTCTGATGGGACAGTGGAGACCTTGACCCCGCAAAAAATTACGGCCGTATCGCAGTACTCGGTGTATAGCATCCCGGTTGGCTTTACAGCCCTCGGTCTACCTGCGCGCGAAACGGCAACGGGTAAGCAAGTTTTGTCATACCAAGTTTGGCTAAGCAACGAATCGGCTCAACGGCTCAGCGAAGTCCGAACGTACAATGTAAATCGGGAATATGAGCCGAATACCCTGTTTTTGCTGTTTGCCAATTCGCTGGGGGGCTACGATACGCTACGGTGTACGGGCCAAACAGGTCGAGCCATAACGGTTAAGGGTACGGCTGCCCAACGGGCGCTGGCTCCTGACTACCTACCCACATCCGCAGAGTTGTTTAGCCGAGATCGACGGGGTGAGAAGGTATTGACCGTGAACACCGGACTACTGGATGGCGACGCATTGGATTACCTGACGGAGCTGGCCATTAGTGAAGAAATCTACCTAGTCTGTCAGGAAGGCTTTGTCGCATTGGTTCCCAGCGAAACAGCATTGGCCTTACGCACCGACGATGAAGACCTGGCCGGGCGAACCTTCTCATTTCAGTTTGCCAAAAACGAAATCGGCTACAGTGCCTTGCCAACCGCACCCACGGCAGCGGCCCGGCCCACCATGTGGGTACCCGCTAATACGTTTTGTCTGATTAATGAGAATGGCCTGCGTACCGGCTATCTGGGAGCGGCCACGCTGGAGCTACGCTATCAGGATGATTCGAGTTTAGTCAAACCACGTCGTAGTAAAGCAAATGCTCCAGGTACCGAAGGCTACACGGCACCTACCTTATCAGGAGCCTGTGCCACAACGCCGTTTGTGAATACACTCATCGAAAAGCCCAGTACCTATAAACGCAACAACTGTGGGGATGGCATGGAACCCACGGTGGCCACGCTCAGCATCCCTGCCGGTACCTTCGGTGGCGAAACCGCCGATCAGCTTCAAAGCCTGATCGATCATGCACTTCTTGTGATGGACACCCAGGCATATGCGAACCAGTATGGTTCCTGCCTGGCGAATCCGGCTGGTTATAGTTATGCCGTACCCGCTGACCGGTGGCACTATCGGAGCAATGTACCCGCGCGTATTAGCATTGAAACAGCCGATGCGCCTTATATGGGTAATGCCTGGACGATGCAAGGCCGTGGTGGTAGTTTCATTTATGCCACCGGCAGCAATGATCTGGATTTCCCGACCACGAGTTTTAGTGGGTATCAGTGGCGTATATTCACTTATGGTACACCGGGTGCGTCAGCTCGCTTACGTGTCTATAAAAATGGAGTTCTCTTTCGTGAGAACATCACGGTCTATAACCAAGATGGCTACCAGTATCATGCCCTTTTTACCTTACTAGCCGATGGCTCGACGGGTTATATAACGCTCGTGAGTGGAGATAAGATTTACGTTCAACTCACCGATCTATAATGGCGAACAGTGTTCAACTAACTCAGGAACAATTTGAACGGATCGCTACCGATGTGGTGGGTGGTGTCGTTGCGGAAGCCCTACTGGTGATGCAGGCCAAACTGCGTCAGGCAGATTATGTATTGACCGGTGAACTGCTCGACTCGCTCCGCCACCAGGCCGTCGTTGTGGGTCGGGACATGTATGCCGAGTTTAGCATTGGCTTTGCGGGGTATGGCCGTTTTAAGGATATGCGACAACTGTTGTATAACAAAATGCCACCCATTGACATACTGGAACAGTTTGTACGGGAAGTAGGTCTGGATAAGTTTGGCTACATACCTGGCTATATAAAAGATGCCAAGCGAAGAGTCACAATTACCGACAGCCGAGCGGTCAACCGGATTGCCTGGGGCATTGCTGTTAATCGGCTACGCCTGGGAGCCAGGCGAGGGAGTGCGAAGAATGCGTTTTATAATCCCGTTCGGGGCAAGTTGATTTATGAAACCAGTTATAAGCTACTAGAGTCAATGCCTGAGCCTATTTTGAGGGGAATGAAGGAGTATTTTAAGAGTGCTTATTAGACTTATCAGATTTTACACGATTGGTATTTTTAATGCGACTGCCATTAGATTTGTCAGTTTTATCTGAATGTTTAGTTTGAGTAGATTTATGGGATTGATCATTCTTATTTGAATCTTTAAATCTTGAATTCTTATGGTTTTCTTTATCGTTATTTAAATCTTTAGGTTTTAAAATATTAGATTTTTCTTTATCCTTATTTAAGCTATCAGGCTGCACAAATTTAGTCGATTTTGTATCTATTGTAGATTCAGATTGATGATTATCAGATGTCAATGTAATATAATAGCCATACGTCCTCAATAAAAAATTAGTCTGTTCTGAAACGTATGCCTTAGTACTTAAAGCCATTATTGCATAAAAAATGACTATTAAGACTATAGATTTTAAAATTGCTTTCCCTAGATAATCATAACTTATGGCTGATTTTAAATAAAATGAATTGTACGCATATTTAATACCAAAAGCAAAAAGTTGAATCATCCAAGTTATATAACTTAACACAAACATCATATAAAATTGAAAAGTAACTGCTCTTGAAAAATTCATCCTAATAGATATCGAACTTAATTCTTGAAAGTAATTATCTGTTTGAAACACATAATTTTTTGCTCCATAGTAGATTGTATTTACCACATTTTTCAAACTATCATATTGATTAAAATAATACGCGCTATCTGTTCTATTATGCTCAAAATAATCTTTTGCTTTTTTGTAGTTCATGCTATTTTTATTTTTTTGTATTGTCGAAATAACAACTATGGTTTTTTCAATTGTAGGCTGAAGTTTATATTTTTCCCATTTTTTGCCAAATATATTTCCCAGTATAAAAGAATTATAGAAATTTGATTTATCTAAATTTATATTTTCGATGAAGCTGGAAAGGCCATCACCTTCACGCTTTATTTTCAGAAAATTATTTATCCTAATATCATCATCAGCAGGAAGTATTTCGTTAAAATCAGGAATTATTGGTATTTTTTCTAAAATAAACTGAACTGTTTTTTCTAGTCGTTTTGAAACAACATTTTTCGAATAATCTTCCAGTAACATGCCAATCGAAAGTACAATAGCAAAATAAGCAGCACCTATTAAGAATTTTCCAGGCTCTGAACCAGGAGAAACCAAGAAAACTCTTGCAGAGTACCTATTCATACGCTCCAGGAATGTTAATGTTCCAAGCTTTATTGAAAAAAAAGTCTCGAAATTATAAAAATATGAGCGAATGCTAATTAAAAAAAAGCACCAATAGCAAGAGTTTGTCCTAAATTTTTTAATTCTAAATCCATGTGAATAAGTGACTTATATAATTATCAATATCTATTGCAAATAAAAAAAACTATCCGGTATATAATACGGGAAAAAACCCATATTATATACCACTGATTTTACCTATGACATATACATATACTAGAGACATTTTTATACAATATCAAGACATTTACACTAATACATGATAGAATCATACTTTCATCAATTCTGTCATATTGATACTTTTCTTGTCCTACCTACTCCTCAATACAGGCTATTCCTTCGCTGCTGGTAATTACCAGCAGCACTATGCAACTCAAGGAAGAAGCCATTTTTACGCTCAAATTTGATGGTAAACCCGTCATCAATGAGCTGGGGGAACTCGAAAAAAAGCTAAGCGACGTCAAGGAAGCCCAGAAGACAGTTGAGCGCGGCACTCAGGAATGGGTCGATAATAAGACCGCTATAAAAGAACTCGAAGCCAGCATTAAGGCTGTGCGGGAAGAGATGGGCGTGTCGGGGATGACCGTCCAGCAGTTGCAGGGCTACTATCGCCAGCTGAATAGTGAAATTCAGAAACTCACACCTGGTACCGAAGCCTACCAGAAAAAAGCTGCTGACCTTCAAGAGGTAAATACCGCTATTGCCAACCATCGAGCCAACATTCGGGCAGTTAGCGATGAAGTAGATAAATCCCAATCGACCTGGTCTAAGATGAAGGACTGGATAACGGCAGCCTTCACTATTACAGCCGTTATCGAGTTTGGCAAGGCTGTCATCAACTGGGTAGCTGATAGCATCAAAGAATTCCGGGAATACCAGACGGCTGCTCAGCAATTGTCGGCTATTACAGGTCTGGTTGGCAAAGATCTCGACTACCTAAAACAGCAGGCAAAAGATACGGGGCCCGCTTTCGGCATGACCGCTGCTGAAATGCTGAAAGCCTACCAGATCATGGGTTCGGCCAAGCCCGAATTGCTGGCCCAGAAAGAAGCCCTGGCCGAGATTACTAAGGAAGCAATCATCCTGAGCCAGGCTAGCCAGATGGAACTGGAGCCCGCGGCTAAAGCAGTAGCCGAATCGCTTAATCAATTTGGAAAGGGTGCCGATCAGGCCAACCGGTTCGTCAATGTCATGGCCGCTGGAGCCAAAGAGGGTGCGGCTGAAATCAGTGAGATGACATCCTCTCTGAAAGCATCCGGTACCGTTGCCGCTTCCTCAAAGCTAAGTTTTGAGCAGACTAACGCGGTCCTCCAGTCGATGTCCACCATTGCCCTCAAAGGCGAACAGGCGGGTACCGGTTTGCGAAATGTGCTCTTGAAACTCTCCGCCGGAGCCGATGAAACAAACCCCCAGATTGTCGGACTCGACAAGGCACTTGACAACTTAGGTAAACAAAACCTGAGCACGGCCGAAATGACAAAGCTATTCGGTGCTGAAAACGTAGTAGCGGCCACTCACATCGTATCGCACCGCAAAGAAATTGCTGAGTTAACCACTAAACTCACCGGTACTCAGGAAGCTTATAGCCAGGCGGCTAAAAACACACAAACCCTCGATTATCAGACTAAACAGGCAACAGCAACCCTGTCGTTACTGAAAACTGAATTGGGTTCAGGTTTGGAGCCCATGCTGGTTAAAGTTCTCCAGAGTTTTGTCGCCTTTATTAATACCATCCGGGCAGTACCCGAATTCCTGAGTGAGAATAAGGAATCGTTTATTGCCCTGGGTGTGGCCATGCTGGCTTTTAATGGGCATCTCATTGCCGCTACCGCTGCCAGCATTGCCCATGCAGCCGCTGAAAAAGCCCGGCAAATTTGGACCAATTCCGCCACTGGCGCCCAATGGTTACTCAATGCGGCTCTGACTGCTAACCCAATTGGGCTTGTTGTTGGTGCGGTTGCTCTTCTGGTAGCTGGATTTATCACCCTGTACAATCATTCCACAACCGTAAGAGGGGGCATTGCCGGTCTGTTCTCCGCCTTGAAGGTGGCCGCTGGCCAGTTAGTCTTGTTCTGGCAGGCAATCACCTCGCTCAACTTTGCCGAAGCAGCTAAAATCATTTCAGATGGCGGTAAAAAGATTGCGGAAGGGTTCAATAAGGGCTATCAGGATGAAGTCAAAAAAGGGCAATCGGGTCAGCTAACAGATCATGCCGCCCATGTCAACAAACTAACCGGAATCAGTACGGCAGGCGCAAAAGATGCCGCTGGGTCTGAGGTTAATGAGCATGCTCAGGGACTTTCTAAAAAGGAATTAGCGGCTCAAAAACTCCGTGAGTCGGAAGCCAAGAAAGCAGCTGAAGCCGCCAAAAAAGAAGCCGACGAAGCTGTAAAGGCCAATAATGAAGGTCTGAAACAGATTGAAACGGCTCGCATTGATTCCATTAAAGATGACCTGGCTCGGGAGATTGCCAAGATTCGGGCCAAACGGGATGCCGAAGTAGAAGCAGCTATGGCCAGCAAGGCCAGTGCCGAGACCAAAGCGATTTGGGAAACAGCCCTGAACGCCAAAATGGTCCGGGACATTGCCGATGCCGAAGAGAAAGCCCGGGCTAAAAAAGAGAAAGACGAAGCCGATGCTGCCAAACGCACGCTCGATCTGAAGATCAAGATTGCGGGTGATGAGAAAGCCGATAAGATTCAGAAACTCGACGATGTTGCTGCCAAACTCCGATCGGAAGTTGAGAAAGAAATTAAGGATGAAACCGAGAAAGCGGTCCTGCTCAAACAGATTAATGATAACCTGGTTGCGGGAAAAGAGAAGGTTGAACAGGAGTATCGTCGTAAAAATCAGGCCGAAACCAAAGCCCTCCAGGATGCCCAGTATCAGGCTACTCTGGCCGATACAGATGCCCGCCTGCTAATGGCGCAGGACAATGCCAATAAAATCTATGCAGCCAAAAAAGACCGGCTCGATGCCGAGTATCAATACAATAAACAAAAGCTCCAGCGCGAAGCCGACGAAGAGAAAGCTAAGAATCAGGAGTTGATTCAGGATAAAGACCGGCGCGCGCAGGCGGATAAGGCTACAGATGATAAGTTAAAAGCTCAGCTCACGGCCAATGATCTGAAGTACGAAAACGATAAAACCACCCTGAGTGAAGAAAAAACCGCTGCTCGCAAGAAAAACCAGGAAGAGTTTTTTAGCGCGGTAAAGGGGTTGATGCAGGGCGATTTTAGCACATTCAGCGATCTGCTGGCTAAAAAACTCGCTGGAGAGAAAAAGCAACTGACCGATTCCCAAAAAGCCAACATCGATAAAATTGATAACGTTGGTGGGTATGCTGTTATGGGCATACAAGCCCTGCAAACTCTAAATACAGCCGCCTTAAATAAGGAGCTGGGTAATATCAATAAGGAAAAAACTACCCAACTCGCGGCCTGGAAGGAGAAATATGACAAGGGACTGATTAGTAAAGATCAGTATGAAAAGGGGGTTGATCAAATCAATAAAACGGCAGATACTAAAACCAAACAAGCTCAGCTTGATGCGTTTAAACGGCAGCAAAAATTAGATATCGCCATGGCGATCATCAATGGTATCCAGGCCGCGCTGAAATCACTGGCGATGTTCGGTTGGCCATTTGGTCTGATTGGTGCAGCGGGTGCGGCTATTGCGGCTGGTGTTCAGATTGCGGCCATAAAAGCCCAGCAACCACCCTCAATGGCCAGGGGTGGTACCATTAAAAACGCGGGCGTTCCCGAAGGCCCTCGACACGGGAGCCGGTACGGTGAATCGGGCTTATCCATTACCCGGCGCGATACGGGCGAAGAAGTAGCCGAGATGGAAGGTGGCGAGCCGGTGATGGTTCTGAGCCGAAACACCTACCGAAATAATAAAGGTGTTGTAGATAGTCTCTTACACTCCAGCTTGCATAGGAACGGAGCGCCGGTGATGGCTCAGGGCGGAATTATGTTTCAGGATGGGGCTATACACAGGAGGACCATTCCAGTAGCGTATATAATGGCAGTAGTAGTGCTGCAACGAGCCAGCCAGTGCCAGGCTCAGAGCCGGTTAGTGATTCATCTTCTGACCCAGCGTCAAGCGGTGGTGGTAGCTGGATGGATGATGCCAATTCAGCCGCCGATTCACCGGATACCAGCGACTACCAGGCCGAAGTCGATAAGAGCACGGCCCTAATGGAAGCGATTGGCAAAAATACCCTGGCCACTGTTGATGCCATTAAGTTGGTGGCCGATACACTGAAACTACTCCAACAGCAAATCCAGAACAGCACAACCACCCAACAAACCGGATTGGCCTCCATGTTTAGCACGCTCAGCAATGAACTTCATACTGACCTGATTGCTTTGCAGGGAACTATGAAAATAGAGTTGCCCAACCTGGGTAGCGATTTGCGTGAAGAGCTGGCCTTGCTGCGAAGTACGTTTGCTCAGAATATGCTTCTATTAATCAAGAGCTTTAACGTAGATATTACGGGCTTACGGGATGTATCGAAAGCAGGGTTTGATGCCCTACTAAATGGCATTCATATTGACCTGTCTAATCACGGCATGACGTTGCATAATGATCTAACAACCCTTCAGGAGGGCGTTCATGCCGATTTATCCACGCTTGACCAACATGTAATGGCGAGTCTGCTGGCTTTAGCCAAAGCCGTGCATACAGATATGGCTGCTATGCAACTGAGCAATGCTACCCAGCAAGCGTTACTCCGCACAGACACGAAGCAGAATTTTACCACCCTGCAAACCATCTTAAAAACGGAGCTTCAGACACTCCAGGCCAATTCACATACGGATTTAGGAGTGCTGACGGATACCACTCAAAACGAGTTGCATACCATTCAGGCAATTCTGAATAATGGCCGCTATGAGCAGGATTATCAGGGTACGCTACTGCGCGTTATTTCGGAAAAGAATCTGTCTGTATCTGTTCAATCATTTGTCAATGTCTGGAATCAGATTGATGTAGTAGTTGACAAGTCCAACCTAAAATAGCATGTTAGATATCCGCATCGATGGCGAACCCGCCGACCTGACACCCGGCAGCAATGTAACCCTGGAGCGATTTAACCCCCTCCTTGATTTCAACACCATTCAGGGAAGTCGAGTGTATGGGTTCGACCTGCCCAATACCCCTACTAACCGCCGGTTATTGGGCTATTTCTATCAGGACCAAGTAGGCTATCAATCCCGAAAGTTTCGGTGTGAGAAATACGTATATGGGTACATGATTGAACAGGGCTTTGTTCAAATCCATGAGGTTAAACCAGAAGGGTTTAGCCTATTCTTCAACCAGAACTTAGGCGAGATTTTTGGCGATAATCAAAATCTGTTACTCTCTCAACTAGGGCTCGGAATTGATGCGGTACCCTCGGCTCCTGTAGCGGCCGCTAATTACCTGACCGATCGGTACTGTTTCCCAACGATTCAGAATGATACGTTTTACGGTAACCAGGCTGTTTCGGGCTTTAATGGCCTGATGAATGAGTATACGGGTGGTGCCTACAATACTGTTGCTCGGGTACCTATGCCTTTTCTGAAATGGGTGTTTAGCCAGTTTTCGGCATTAACGGGCTGGAGTTTCGCAGGTCAATTCTGGCAAGATCCCGATTTAGCCAGGCTCATTTTCTATAACCTGTTTAGCCTGGATGGAGCAACGTCAATTAACAGCAATAACCACTTGCCCGACCTGACAATGCCAAACCTATTGATCGACCTGCGCAAGTTGTTTAATCTGTATCTGGAGTTTGATATCCGTCGTAATATCTGCACAATGGATTTTGGGGAAGATATCCTGGCCAGCGCCGATATAGTTGACTGGACCGACAAGGCCCGGCCTGATCATGTAAAGACTCCGGAACTGGCCAACCGCCTGGAGCTTTCCTATGCTATTGATGGAAACGACGGTTTATTGAAACCAGTGCCAGCCGTGATGGATAAATACACGACTGCCGAGACACCCGACAATGCTGGTGGAACGCTGATACCGATTCAGTCTCGTATTTCTACGCTGTTGACCAATGCTACCACCGGACGGGCGATGACCCAGCAACCAGGCATATCACCTAATAATAAGGATAATAAGAATGGCGCATTGCCAAAGCTGCTTTTCTTTAACGGCCTGGTAGGTGGTCAGCCACTGGCCACAAACGCGCGCGGTGGCCGGAGCCTACTCTGGAGTGGAACAAACAATCTGGTTGATGCCGGTTACCGTAAATTTGAAGCCTTCAAAGCCGATACATTTTCGGTCACTAAGCTGGTTTACCTATCCCCTGCCGACCTAGCCTTATTTTCCTTCCGCAGAAAGGTACATATCCGTGGTGTCAACTATCTGGTAGGTTCAATGAAAGCTGCGCTCGGGGATCAACGCCAAGGCATCGCTACTGAGGTAGATCTTTGGCGGGTGTAGTTTTTTCCTTACGATTTCTCTTCAAGCTACTTATTAGAAACGATCCATAATTTGAAATGAATGTCCCTATGAGAGCAGAATAGCCCAACTGTAATGAAAATCTAAAACGAATACTAAAAAAATAGCTATAAGCTAACAGCATTCCTAACATGAAGATGGCGTATACACTGCCCTTTAGCAATAACTCAACATGATCTATTGATTTATCGTCTTTCATAAACAAAAAAGACAATCCAATCATTGCTCCTAAATACCAACAAATAGCTAGGGAAAATGCTGTAATTATAAAAATGTAAACTGGAGCTGGATGGTAAAAGGAAGGTGCACGTAAATAGATTAGTGTCATCCAAAAACATGTGAGAATAAAAACCCCAATGATGGCTGTCCAGACATTTGAAGATACAGCTTCTATAATTGATTTCGCAGCGTCTAGATTTTCTTTCATTATACAAATGGAGTTATTTGCGAAGGTATAATATTAAGAATATCAACGGCCTAACTCTTAATATTTTATTCCCACAACTGAGGAAACTCAGTTACTCGCTGCCCTTCGAAGACCAAACCATGTTTCCGCAAATAGGTATATGTCTGGTCTGGGGTACTATGCCGACAATGTCGCTGAACCAGCATGATATCCTTCGTTGCCTTATAGAGTACAATTGCTCCAGTCGGCTTCCAACTATAAACGTCGTAGTCATGGCCAAACAAATCTAGGTTCTCCATGATTTTACGATGGCGTTTATAGATGTAGTTTTCGCCTATATGAACTGGTCCTGGATGACCTGCAATAGTGAAAACATAATCAGTAGGTGGATAATCCCGTAGCCGGTGTTGCTTAATTAGTTGCTCCAGGCCTGCTGGAATATCAACAAACCCAGTTTTTCGATTTTTAGCGGTACCAGATGTTATCCGCACCTGGTCAGTCAGGATGTCGCCTACTTTCATAAACCTTAGTTCCTCCCCAGGGCGCACAAACAGGAAGTAGATAAAGGCGCAAAAGAGCCATAACTGTTCGTCTCCTGTGGCCAGAATAGCAGTCCGAATGTCTTTAGCTTGTTGAGCATTAAAGGGGCGGTGATCTTCCGATGCATCAACTCTAACGTTTTTAATGACTGCACAAGGGCTTTTAGTCAGTATTTCACGATTGACATAGAACGTAAAAAACGACTTAAAAAAGCCTAACATGTTGTTTCGAAACCTGCCTCCTACAGCGGTAGTATCAAAGAACTCGAACATCATGGTTACACTGACATCCTTCAGTATTACTTCTGTTAGATTTTTCGCCTTAAAAAAAGCGCGTATATGTCTAAAATAGTGTTCGTTTAAGCCCTCGGTATTATCTTTCAGTTCTACCGCTTTAGTCACCTTGTAATAGGTAACTGCTTCATCAAACGTGAACGCCTTTGTTACTATGGACGCTGGCTCTGGCTCTGGCTCCGGAACTGGTTCAGGTAATTGTTCGTCGATATGCCACCCATCCTTCAACTTTTGGTTGATTTCCTTAATGAGTTGGACAGCATCTTTACGTTTTTCTTCAACAGTGTTACCCCGCAATGAGATTCGCTTTCGAATACTCTTTTTTTTCTGTGCATCCCATATGTAACAAATCACATACGGCTCAATGGTAGAGTCAACTAATCGGGCTGGAGTATAGGGAAATTCCTTTTTGGTGCCTGGCTTCATACTATATTTTTCTGCCAATTGCTGCCAAAAAACTGCCAATAAGCAGGGGGTAAAAAGAAAAACGGCCCAATTCCGCTGGAAAGGGCCGTTTTTTGTGTCGGGGTGGCAGGATTCGAACCTACGACCTCCTGCTCCCAAAGCATAGACCTGTACTATTAATTAATTTTCAACGATACCACAATGTACTTATTTTCAGCATTTTATATCAAAATTGATTTTATTAGTATTGGTTAGTTATGGTTGATTATATATATTTGTGTAAACCATCGAGTAAACCGGTTTACACAGAATGGCCAAATCAACCGAGCATAAGGAAAGCCAGGCAAGCGTAAAGGCAATCTACTTCCCTTCCAAAACACTTGCCGATGGCTCGCACCCGTTTATGCTGCGAATTACCAAAGATCGTAAACGCAAATATATCGCTACGGGCCTGTCATTGCATCCCCAATTCTGGAACGAGGAAACAAATACATTTCGAAAGAATGTCCCAATCGATAAACGCAAAGCTATTGAGGCAGCACTACGCAAATGGGAGGAAAAATACAGCGACGCTGCCGAAACGCTTGCCGAAGCTGACGAGGTTCACGACGCCCAATCCGTTGCGACACGGGTAAGCACAGAACGGTTAGCCACTCGTAAGTTTAAGCTTCTAGCCTATTTCGATGAATTAATTAATCAGTTCGAAAAAACGGGAAACGTTGGCAACCGAAGGGTTTATAGGGATGTCAAGAACAGCTTACAACATTTTATTGGTGAAGGTCAAGACACTTCTTTCGATGCCGTTACAGTCAAGTTCTGTAACCAGTGGGAAACCAAGATGCGAAGTGAGGGAGTAGCTGACAGCTCGCTTTCCGTTCGATTTCGCACCCTGCGAGCAGTACTTAATAAAGCTATTGCCAACGGCTATTCAAAGCCTACCTCCTACCCTTTTGCCCGCAATACCGCTGAAACCAACAAGTTTCAGATTGGCAAGTTTGACACCAAAACGACAAAACGGGCAATCAGTAAACTTGATATTCGAAAAATAGAAGCCTATCAGCCATCACAGGATGATGGGAAATATGCAGGCTTGCGTAACACGCAGGAGCGCCTACAACTGGCCAAAGACTTATTCCTGTTCTCATACTACTGTGGTGGAATCAATTTCGTGGATATGGCCAACTTACGATGGTCAAATATCGGCAAAGACCTGGATGACAAGCCACGTTTGACTTATATCCGCCAAAAGACTGGGGGTAAGTTTTCCATTCGCCTGATGACACAAACGCTGGCTATTCTTGACCGTTACCGGCCTAGTGAAGTTCGGTCAACTAGCTACATTTTCCCAATCCTAAATACTGCTCTACATACTACTCCAACCCAGCGCCAGAATCGTTGTAGCAAGATTATGGGGCAGGTTAATGTAGACTTGAAAACCATAGGAGCCTCCGTGGGAATAGAAACCCCACTTACGACCTATGTTGCGCGTCACAGTTTCGCTATGTCACTTAAAAGATCAGGCGTGGCTACAGGTGTCATTAGTGAAGCAATGGGGCACAGTGACGAACGGACGACGCAGATTTATCTGTCTGAGTTTGATACGGATTTAGTTGATGCTGCCTTTGACAACTTGTAATCCTACTAGCAGATCAACAAAGAGGTTAAGTATGTAAACACATTCGAAAATAATATGGCAGACCTATTGCGATCCCTACTAGCGTCGCCATTTGAGCGGGCGGAAAAATGCGTAATGGCACAGTTCGAGAAACCTACTATCTATCAGATAGAAACACTAAAAAGAGTTCGACAGGAGTCGGAATTATTCTTTTTTACCAGATTAACACGCCCAGATGGCTCCTTTAAGGCTAGTAAAATTACAAATGAATTGTATCGTGCATTATGGATGTACCGTATTGGTTTACTTCCAATATGGTCATATAACGGTGAAAACAAAGTTGAAAATGTATTCTACTTCCCTGAAAAATCTCCCTTAGACTGGAATTGGTTAGTTGAGCAATTCTTTGTCTTCTATGAGATTTTAGATAAAGCTCCTGGCTACAATTTTATAAACCAACTGATGGGGGGAGACTTTTTAATCCGTCTTCTGAGTGAAAGATTTTCAGTGACTTGCCAAATTGTAGCATATAAGAAATTACCCACATCAGAAGACATTATACAGCATGTTTTTGCAGATATAGAGTTATATATAAGGGCACTCGGAAGAAAACTTATAGCTATAAGCTGGGCATTATGGGAAAGGCCGCCCTATGATGTTAATCTGCAACGTGCTAAAACACTGACATCTTTCTACAAATCAAAGAAGGTTAAAGTAACGCATTATGGTTTGCCAATTGATTCATTTGATTATGGAATAAGTAAAGACGACTACTTATCAATATTGAGTGGTGAAATTGAAGTTGGCGAAGCTGTTATATCCTACCTAACAGAGGCTGTAGCAGAGGAAAAAATGCTCCCAAGAGACACTTTACTAGAATCAGCGAAAAGCACTGTAAGTAAAGAAGTTACACAGGCTTCTCTAGCTCTATTCTATTACTATTGCCACGAAAAAAAATGCTTGCCGCCTTTTGTGGCTGGAAAGATGGAAAAGTCCTACAAGGAAGCTACCGACTTCTATGGCTTATCCTGGAAGCCATTTCAGCAGTTTTATAATCGTTTCTGTAAAAGCAGAAATGACAGATTATCTATCGAAAACAGACAAGCTTTGAAAAACGCGATTCAGTTGCTAAATGATTATCCTGAAGCTTTAGAATTGGCTAAAGATGAATTAAGTATTGCTGAAACTCGTAACCCCCTTACGTAACCCTTACCTGCCCCTTACCACCTATTTTGCCCCCTATCATTGCACAGTCAAACAAACACTGATGCAATGGAAAATCCATTTGAAACAATTGCAAGGCGGTTAAGCAATATTGAGGATTTGCTACTTGACCTCAAACATAAATCCGCACCATCACCTTTACCTAATGCCGACCCCTACGGCGATTTCAAATGGCTGGCGACTACCTGCTCAGGTGTGCCAGAATCAACGTTGCGAATAAAATCAGCGTCGGGAGAAATACCAGGCGTTATCAAGCTTGGAAAGCGAGTTCTTTACGAAAAAGCCATTATACTCAATTGGCTACGCAGTCAAACACGCCAGACGGTGGATATTGCAGAAATTGAACGCGCTGCTGATGTACAGGTAAGTGCGCACCTTCGCAAGCGTTCGCAAAAAGGGGTATCGGCATGAGCAATCCTAAGCCGCGATTACGCCTAGGCTTATTCTGCGAGCCGGAAAATGCGACTTCTCGCCCAAAATCTCCTATTCTAGTGACCGACTGCGCCCGTGCTGTTTGGGGAGTGAATGGAACTGTATGGCAGGTCTTGACCCCGGAGTATGGTTTTCTGTTGAGGTGCGAAATCCACAAAAAAAACTTCCGAATCATCATTCCTCCAATCGTGGGAAAAGTGGTTGAAGTGCCTGAAGAAAAAGGAGTTCCAACTCACGTTGTAAATGACTTAGGCCTGCTCAAAAACTGGCTTTTAACTCTCGCGCCACTGATCTAACCCAATAAAAAGAGGCAATGACCCACCACGATCATTACCTCTAAAACTTTCAAAGACTTATGCAAATTAGTCAAAATCAGGCTCCTACGCAAGGTGTAGCGGGAGGAGATATGCCAAAAAAATTTACCGCTAAAGATGGTTCTGTATGGATTTTGCTTGAGACACCCACCTGGAAGAAGCCTTGGTTCAAGTTTAGAAGTGAAGCTGTCGCAAAGACTCGAGATAAAGGAAAGGGGAGTCCCAGAACAAAAGATGAGGCTGTAGCGGAATATCTGTTATCTAAAAGTCTGGCCGATAGTGAAGTTAAATATAGCGCAAGTCCAGATCAACCAGCTACCGTTAAATCTTCAAACGGTGAGGAACGTATCATCCATATTGAGCCAGAAACTGACTTAAATGAAGAATGGCAACAGGTAGAGGAGCCGAAGGAAAAGCCAAACGATAAAACAGAAAGTGATTCGTCCCATCAATGGGACACGGGACAATGGGACAAATCCAGCTTCTCTAGTCAGATGTATGAGGCCTTACCAGGTTGTTTATCAAATGCATGTAAACAGCTTACGACTGATTCTGAACGGGAAGTATTTTTAGTCGGAGCACTTGGAGTGCTCAGTGGTTTAATGCCTAATATTTTAGGGCATTATGATGGAAAATACGTCGGTAGCAACCTATATGCCTATGTACTAGCCCCATATGGTACAGGAAAGGGGGGCTTGAGTATGCCCGCCTGCTTGGTGATAGCATCCACCAATCTCTTCGAGACGAATACAATCAGACCCTTGAAGACTTCAGGCGGGATCAAGAACGGTATGAGATGGACAAAAAAGTTTATCAGAAGGAAAAATCGGCGGAACGAACTCCACCAATACCGCCTACCACTCCACCCCAGTTAATGCTTTTTATTCCAGCGAATAACTCAAAAACTGGACTCTATCAAAACCTAACGGAAAACTCAGAACGGGGTATCATGTTCGAAACGGAAGGTGACACCTTAGCCGATGCCGTAAAGCAGGACTATGCGGGCTTCACTGATTTGTTACGAAATGCCTTCCATCATGAAAGATGTACTTTTTTCCGGCGTGCTAATGGTGGAGAGTATGTCGAGGTATCCAGACCGTATCTGTCGTTAGTACTGTCATCCACCTTTGATCAGCTAAAATCTTTAATGCCAACCGCCGAGAATGGCCTATTTAGCCGATTCCTATTTTACGAAATGAAAAGCAGCTCCGAGTTTCGTAACGTTTTCGATAAGCGTAAACGCGACTATGCGGCTTATTTTGGCGAGTTGGGTCAAGGTTTCAAAAAAATGTATGGACATCTTCATGCGTTAACAGAGCCATTGTATTTTGATTTGACTGATCATCAACAGGCTGCATTTGTGAAGTTATTCCAGGCCTGGAAAACTGAGTTGCGGGAATACGTCGCGAATGATTTGGACGGAACAGTTAACCGCTTGGGGACTATCTGTTTTCGCGTTGCCATGGTTTTTACAGTTCTTCGGGCATTCGATAAAAATGCGATTAAAGGACCACTTCTATGCAACGATGAAGATTTTGAAAATGCCATACGTATCGTGGAGACCTTAAAAACACATGCCGTACGAATTTACAACAGACTGCCCAAACCAGCTCCTACTGCCGATGCGGAGCCAGTCGGTAGTGATCCAAAAAGAGAAGCCCAGAAAACTAAATGTCGAGAGTTATTTGCGCAGGGAAAAAGTTGCCGGGAGATATCAACGATAGTATTTGGAGATGAGAGCAAAAAATCAACTGTATACCGATGGACTCACTGATAGCCAATCCCTGTCCCACTGTCCCGTGTCCCACTGATGGGACAGACGCATCTTTAAAATCCATTTTGTCCGTTGAGGTCAGTTGCTTTGCCAACTATAGGACTCCTGATAACCCCCGAACAGTTAACTTATTAACCTGGCTCACCTCTGAGAAATATCGCAAACAGGTTGAATCGGTTAGAGCTATAGAAGACAAAAAACAGCGAGACCGAATCAAGGCCACTCTACCAGCCATTTCACCCAGTGGACTATTCTCGCGCCGGGAAGAATCTGCCCTGATTCGCCACAGCGGTTTGATTTGTCTGGATATTGACCTTAAGGGGAATGAGTCCATTTCTAATTATAGCCAACTCAAAGAGCAGTTATGCCGAATTAAGAATGTTGCCTATTGCGGTCAGTCAGTTTCTGGAACAGGCTATTTTGTGTTGATACCGATTGTCCACCCAAAGCAACACGGCAGTCAATTTCGGGCCTTGCGGGAGATTTTTCAAAAGAAGTATGGTGTTCGGATTGATGACACTCCCGACGTATCCAGGCTGCGGGGCTATTCATACGACTCAGACGGCTACTTTAACCACGAAGCAACTCCTTTTGGTGGGCTCTATACTCCACCGCCACTGATTCCTGTCAGGAGAGATAAATTCGTCTACAACAACAAGTCGGATGATTTTTCCGATATAGCTCTTCGGCGCTGTATTCGCGTGATCGAAGATGCTCCTGATGGACATAAACATGCTCATCTAAACAGAGCTGCCTATACCGCTGGGGATACATTGCAAGTGGCATACTGAATGAATCAGGGGCCGTTGCTGCCTTGGAAGATGCCATTAGTCGTAAAGCGAATGTGACTGACTTTCGTGCCGCTTGCCGTACTATACGCGATGCCATTAGAGATGGGAAACAATATCCTATTGACAAGGATCAATCAGAATCATCTTTTAAATACCCTACGTCCCATTCGTGGGACACGGGACAAATGGGACAGGAAAGCAGGACTTTCAAACCAACTAATGCCGAAACTAGCATCGCTAAAATTCAACATATTGAAAGTCAAGCAATTAACCCAGACTATAATCTTGGAAATGATGAGTCACAGATCGAACTATTGACAGTTGAAGCATGCACTAGCTATCCCATCGAATGGGACGAACCGTGTCGTCCCCATGCTAAACCAACAATCAAGGTGCATACATCGTCAGCGTCTTATTTCGAGTGGCAGCGCCAAAATCCACCCTTCAATCAGTTAGGTCTTGCTTCACTACAATAAAAAAAGGGTATTAAATAGGTGAATTTTCCCGTTTTTTACTTTATATATTTTACCCTGATTTGTGAGGGAAAAGTGATGCTCTCCCTTAAGGATGATAATATTTTTTCGGTCTAAAAAAAACAGATATAATACTTTCAACTTAAAGGCGATTTAGTGCATGCTATATATAATAATAATAATAATCCTATTAGTTTTTTTGTAGGTAATGTTTTGCTATATACTATAAAACTACCAAGACGAAAAATTACGTTTTACAAGGAAAGAACAGAGATTACAAAAAACTCATTTGAGGTAACCGCTATATTAGTGAGCGGAATATGGGTTTTCGGTACGTTTATATTAACTCAAAATGCAAGCCTAGGAAGTAGAAACAAAACTGAATCCTCGCTTAATATATTCAAAATATCCGATGGTAGAGAATCAACTGAATGCGGAGCTCAATTCAAGGTTAAATTTGAGAATATAGGGTATGAAGTAATAGAAATAGAAAAGGTTAGACTTCGGGTTTTTATTTTTTGGGGATCAAAAATAAAAACCCATACACACTCAAGAAGTATTGAAATAGATGATATAATTAAGTACCCTGATTCGATAATTTGTAGAAAGGTTTATACAAAACTCGACTTTGTTGATGGTAAATTTGACCCGCCATTTATACAAAAATATGCACCCGGAACCTCTTCTACTCATGGCTTCGACTTCATTGTCAATAAAGTCGAAGGTAAATGGATATGCTTTATTATTGAATTGTATGAGGAGAAAGTAAATCCAGAAAAGGGGGAAAGATAGACAGAATAGATGTGGAGAAAGATAGACGGGTAGACTATGCCTTTGAATGGTCTCCAATATTACCACCTAAGGAATAGGAAGGAGTCAAAATAATGGTAGTGGAGTCATTACATTCAGCTTTACTTATTTGGGCGTTGTAACGAGTTCGCTGCTACTCCACCCACTACGCCAGCTCCGGTTAACACTGGCAGGGCAACACTCGGCGTTTTATTCAGCCAATTGAAAATCTGATCTGGGAAATTGGCCGGAATGCTTTTGGGCTAGGCAGATCGAAAGATGGTTTTGTAGCTCATAATATGGGCCGGTGTATTACTCTCATCATTGGCAATCTCCAGCTCAACCGTTTGATAGTGGCCCCGTAGTCGCTCCTTACTTTCGTCCCAGTTCCACTCGTGTGCCGGGTATTGCAGACAATCTCTGTGATAACTAAAACGGTCATCGGTATGGGGCGTTAAGATATGGCGCTGCGCTTCTCCGCCATTGGGTGTCCAGTGGGTTACCTTAGTAATTTGTGGCCAGCCGCCCACGTTGACCAGGATGTGCCCGTTGGTGAACGTCTTATTCTGGGTAGGCTGCACATTGACAATAAAGCGCAGGAGTGTGGGGAAGTAACTACCATAAAACTGGCCATACTGCCCCCGATTATTCGCCCAAAGCTGGTGGGGGTTTGCTGGATTTACACTTAGCAGCAACCTGCCTCGATTGCCGTATAGAGCGGGATAGGCATCGTATTCACCCACGAAAACCCGTAGTTTGGTGCTGTAGCCAAGCGTGTGCGCTTGCCCGGTTACCTTGCACAGCGTAATCCACACGTCACCATTTTCAGAGTCCACGCCCGTAAAACAGGTCCAGTTACTCATGGTAACATCACTACCGGCGGATAAAGGAAGTGTCAGTGTCTCAATCAGGTCGGTGAGATTCTCTGATTGAGACAATAAATCCAGTCCACCTGTATCGTGGCGAAGCAGTACGCCCATCCGGGCATCCCAGGCTCCCATCTGACCCGCGTGACTCCATACCGAATCGGGATGAACCGTACCGTATTTCCTACTGATGGGAATGCCCTGGTGAAACACGGCTCCTGATGAAGTCAGGATTGTTCCCGTATCAGTAGCCTGCAAATTCATGGGTTCCAATGGCAGTAGTTCCACCCCATGCGAATGCCAGGCATAGAGTCCCTGACTTTCGCTCTTGATGAGTTTAGTAATCGCTCCCATTGAGCCGTCACCCTGACCCGCATCACCAGCAAGTCGCATCCGCCAGTTGTCCAGGAGTTGACCTGACTGCTTGACGGGCGACCAGCAAAAGCCCGAAGGTTGCTCAATGACGGGCAGAAAGTCTCGGGGCTGAACGCCGTAACTAACCGCTGAGGTGTCCACCAACAGCACTTTATTGTAGTTCCAGTCTTCGGGTTGCTGGTGCATGATCCCGTTCAGGAACTGCTCACCGGTATTGTCGCAGGAGGTTTCTTCGGGCCGGACGGCAGAGCGCGCAAAGGTCCTTCCAGGCCGCAGCATCAGGTTGTATTTACTCTCGATGGGGAGGATATGCGACAGGCTGTAGTCGTGCTTCTCGCATTGATCGGAGGGAAATGGATAAATCCGGGTAAAGTCAAACAGGCCCACATGCGCATCCCCACCCCAGACTTCCACGGAATTAAATTCAAAATGAGTGCGTGAGCCAGCCTCGTCATAGACAAAATTCGTCTCGTTGAGTATATCCTGGGTTATCGGCTGAAAATGACCGAGGCTATAGTAGGGTTCATACTCATCACTCCGTTCGGGCGTTGCCTGAATGTAATTGACTAGCCGGAAGGAAGCAGGTCGGTCAATGCTCTCGGCTACATCGACCGCTTCCCAGTCGGTGGTTTTCATCAGCACACTATTCCGCTGTAATAGGCCATCGCCGTAGATAATGATGTCCCCTGGGATTTCCATCCATTCGGGGTGGGTACCTGTCTCGAATTTGAGGTTCAGATCATCTTTATCAAACTTCTCATAAGTCACCCCAAAACCCTCATTCAGTAGTAAAGCCAGCGAGAGCCGACTCGTTGATCCAATTGCCGGTCGCCCCAGCGTGATCAGACTGGTCAGGCGTGAAAAGGCCGTCGTTGTATTCAGACTCTTGGTATAATCATGGTGTGCCGTGAAGGGCGATGTTCGGGCCAGTAGGGGAATCGCGGCCTGCGTATAAGCTTGCCCCGCCACGCCTACATGTTTTAACACATCCCCCGACTGAGGGGCTTTAAAACTCCCTTCAATGAGTACGTCCGGCGAATGATAGTTGAGATAATAGGGCTGGCTGTGAGTGGTCCGCCAGATGTTATCATGAGCCGTGCCGCAGGGGTAGGCAATGGATACAGATGTCGGTTCCGTCGAATGAACTCATCGCCAAAGTAGTTTAGATATGGCAACGCAAAGGGCTTGTAGGCTCGCCCCGTATTCTCTGCACAATCATCCTCGGGACGGAGTCCTTCGGTACGGCAGACGGGAAATACCACCCCCTGATGCAGAAGGCGGGGAAGTCGCTTGCGCCGGACAATAGAAAAGCCGCTGACATTCAGCCGTCCGTCTGCATCATACAGATCAGCTTCGGGAATCCGAATGCCACTCACGGCAACCCCCATCATGCGCAGCTCGTAGAGTCCACTCACGGTATTTAACTTGGTGAGTGTATAGTAATCCTTCTCTCCGGCTGGGCCGGGAGTGAACTGCTCGGGGAAAGTGAATGCAGGTAGCGGATAGGCAAACATAGGCTGACCCAGCCGGTCAAACAATACGCAGGCATACTCGGCAGTCTCTCCCCGGAAGTAAGAGCCGTGCAGCCATTCCCAGACCTGTCCCTTATCATTGAAATAGTCGTCAGTAACCGAGTAGGTTTCCTGCTGGGAGCCAAACGTTTTTCGCGTGATAATCCCAGAATCCACGTAGGTATTCGTTAGCGGGTCATTGTCTTTCCGGTGAGAGACAGGATTATCAACAGCGGTAAAGGTTGGCTCGCGGGTTACATCGGCCAGCATGGATTTAAGAACCGGACTGTAGCTAACTGCCGATGAGTCCACGCCAAAGGGTTTGAGCCGGGTTAGGTTTGCTTCAAACAGTCTATTCTGATTGGCTGCCAGGGTGCCCACCTTCAATACCGGATCATACACCTGCGTCAGATCAGAAAGCGTTAGTTCCTGTCCGTCAAGCTGGGAAATTTCAAGGGTTATACTCGTTGGGTCCAGGTACGCTCCACCCGTTGAAACGGGCTTGAGTCCAGTAATGGACAGTGGCAAGCCTTCGGTTTCGTAGTACAGAACAGCCAGTTCAACCTCATGCCAGCGAACGTCGATGTTTTTCAGTTCCCATCGCAAACTTTCCCCGTCACTTTACCACTCGCTCCCATCGTCCGGTTGTGATGATTTGAGCGGTAAGCTGATGTTAGTACCTGATTAATCGTTCCGTCCGCGTTATACGCTTCCAGGGGTTCACTGGTAACGAATACCCGGCGTGTGATGGGCGAGAAAGCCGAACGGATACCATCTTTAGAGCGGTAACGAACCGCTACCTGATACGCGCCACTCGGCAGTTTTCCTTTACCTCTCCCAGTAGTTTGATTACGGGAAATACCACATCGGGCCGATCCCGAAACGCATGGGCTGACCAGTAGGACGGATAGTAGCCCGTCAGGGGCGTAAGCTCGGAGTCGGCAGGTTTGGCCCGCACGTTCAGACAGTGCTTGGTTCCACGCCGGTTCGTCCAGTAGATGCGCTCAATACGTTCGTTCTCGTAGCGAATTTCTGAGTCAAACCGATCCGTAGTTAGCCAGCCCAGCCGGTCCTGATTGGGCTGATTAAACTTTCTAAGAACATACGGCTTGTTTTTCAGGTGCGGATCGTAGCTGTCGGTATAGAGTGTCGTATACTCGCCGGGTGTGATGATCCCGTTCAGTTCCGTATCAAACGCCCAAAGGCCAATCTCTGAACTGTTACCAAGAACGGAGAAGACCACTGTGCCCTGCCTTGATTCGGCAAAGTGCAGAATGGTTGAGCCAGTTGGAAGCGAGAGCAGTAGTTTATTGCCGACAATGTTGCTGAACACGTAACTATGCCCGTCGCTGGTTGACGATTGGTCACGAACAAAGAGTATCCGCCCGTTTCGAGCGTAGCGGTAAGTTCCGTCTGGTTGTTTGCTGGCCTCAATATCCTGCCGCATCCCACCACCAAACTCCTGTTCGTGAAAGTATTTGTTCATAGATAAGGTCGATACGGCTAAAAGTCGATGGAGATCGGACGAAATGCTTTGGGGTTAATGAAATAGGTATTCAGTGATTTTCCTTTAGCTACCAGTCCGGCAGTAATCAGATCGCCTATTGCATGGGAGAGATTGCAGCGCTTGCCGGACAGGATTTTCTTCATTTCCAGTTTGGTGCAATAACTAATACCAGTTAGTGGGTCTTGCCGAGCCGCCAGCATAGAAAGCACCCGTAAGGCTCTGGGGGCAGTGCCAGCATTACATTGAGTGTATACTCGTCGGGCTGGTAGATCGTCGCATAATAGCGCTGTTCTGCACTTTTATAGGGGTTCGATTTGTGTCTAATCGCATAACCCACTCCCTTTCGTTGGCCTAACTGTTCCATTATCTCGCTATATATGAAGTAAATATAGCTATTGTAACAATGTGATACAATAGGGCAGCAGTAAAGAGATTGGTGGGTCTACCCCACAACCATTCACTTAACAAACTGCCATAAACCATTGACTATCAGTGTCGATTTGAAATCGTTGACAAGTGGAAAAGATTTGCGGGTTAAGTGAGGGGATTCACATGATTGCAAAAGCAGTTTAATCCTTTACTAAGTATCACTTCGGAAAAATCCCGAACTGACTTTTGATCCGGTTTTCACCTGTATTAAAATAGGCCTATTAATCATTAACCTGCCCGTATAAAAAGAGTATGCAATACTGTAGCTAGGTTAGTCTAACCCACTGATAATCAGAATTACCAGATTTTCCGGTAGTTGTCCGTATACTGTAGTCGCCTATCTGTAACGTATTGATAATGAGGATATATAGACTGGCTATATTATACAAAGACAACCATAACTATCTGATAAACACTATACTGTATTATTCATTGATTTATAAAAAAGTCAGAAGGTGCTACGGCTATAGTACCGGTACCTGCTATATGGGAGGTAGAGGTACCAGTACTTAAAAAAAGTACCCCCCCCATCTGAAAAAAAGGGTCTGGAAATGAAAATGAATGTTCCATGATGCTGGGACTATAACCGTGTCCCCCTCATATAGAACCCCCATTTTTTTTGCTCCCTCCGGTCATTTTGTGGGCATATTCTGATTACAAAGTGTAGGCTTTTATTTGGGGTCGGGTTTGCCTTTTGCTTTTCGGAATAGATCAGGCCGAAGCCTGGACAGCATTAGTAATCCCAGCGCTGGTATCATTTGCCCGGAATGGCAAGCGAGAGAAGGGGCAGATTTGAAATCGTATCCTTTGCCTGAGATCGGTGTCAGGAATCCTGATGCCGCAAGAAATACGATAAGCGTATTGATTATCAAGTTATTATGATGTCACCGGAAAATCCAATGAGAAAACTACCTTTTGAGTTTTGCGGTGACATGCGCAAAACGTAACTGTGGATTACCTTTAGTTAGCTAATGGAAATCAATTGATTGTAATTGTAACTTTTCCATGTGGGGTGGTGTGCTAGCTACTGAATGGCGTGACTACTTGCAATATATGGCAGTCTAAACTGTATATTTACACTAATATTTAGATTCAGATGTCAAACTTTAAAAGTGAGATAGGTAGCTTAATTAGACAAGCTCGTACCGAACAAGGGTTAACCCAAAAAGAATTGGGTGAAAAGATTGGCGTGGGTGAACCTACTGTCAATAAGTACGAGAGTGGTAAGCAAAATTTAACTGTCGAAACGCTCAAAAGAGTAGCAGATGCTCTGGATATGCAGATTAAAATTACTTTCCACAAATAGAATATTTTTTTGCACTTTAACTTGCTATAAATGGAAAGTTTGATTAATATTGTATTGTCATTGAGAGACAGAAAAGCTGCATAGTTCCTTACTAAGGATGCCCGGCAAAGTAAGTAATCCCATTGATAACCAATAAAAAGCCCCAATGCTAAAGTTTCTCAGGCCATAGCGGAGGGGCAAATGTTCACCTAACTTCTTAAATCAAATGAACACGGAGCAAAACTACGTGGGTAGGGGTTCTCATGCAAACAACCCTGAGCAAACGGCTCAAGATGCAACCCAAAACACACCTCCATTTACGGACGGTCAGGATCAACAGGAAGCGAGCTTAGAGGCAATCCCTGAACTATCGCCAATTGACTTTCACACTTCCCCTGCGGGAGCTCGTCAGGAGCTTGATGAATTGATTGGTAGGCATCTCTCAGAAGCCTCAGCCGCTACCGACATCGAAGTTATAAACGAACTGTTTTTTTTCTGGCTAAACAAGGAGTACCGAAAGACAACTAAGGAGTTTGGTAATCATGTTACCTTCAACACACTGCGAATAACGGCGTTCCTGATGAATTTGCAGGAGAAATGGCAAACCTTAAAAAACAGAGAAGCCCATGCAGCCTGGGTAGAAAAAGGAGGTGTAAATCATGGATAATACACAAACTCAACAAACCCTTGGGAATGATCAGTTAGTAGCAGATTGTATACCTTTTGAACCAGGTTACATCAACATACCTGTCTATCTGGCTGTAGATGGCCGCGATGAGAATAATGCGGGGATATCTCAATTAGACGTGTTTATGTCAGCCTTATTTGCTTACCGAAGGTATGTTGTGTCTCAGCATCGGGATGGCACCGACAAGACCAGCACATTAGAGACTATAGACGAACTGATGGATACTGCGCTGGATGTGGTGTACACTCGAATGTCCGAATCTGCGGGTATTCTTCATCGTCTAAAACACAATCTACCCAGGTCTCTGGGGCAGGATTCATAATCGTTTGAATGGATTAGCCTACTCTTTAGCAGTTAAATGAATGATTGATCAAACAGCCTCGGCAGCAGTCGGGGCTATTTTTTTTGCTCTCGATTGCTGTAGAACTAACGTTCCTGGAAGGCCCAATTATGTCAAAACTATGTAAAAACATATTTTTCACGTAAGGATCTGAAAGCTAATGGGTACGCCAATCCGACTTAATTTGAAAATAACTCCAATTAACTTAATATGATTATTTCAATATAATGAGTCAGAGTTTATTACAGGAAATAATATGCGAAAATTATGCTAAAACACATATTTTTCAAGCACTTATAGTAATTTTAATTATCAAAAAAATCTGTGAATTATTTTTCACGATAATATAACTTTTTAGATTTTTTGGAGTTTCAACCATTGTCAAAATAATTTCAGTAACAATGGGCCGAATCTCATTAAACATTGAACTCGATGGCAAGTCTGATAGAATGGGCCGTAGAACGGTATATGTTCGTCTGCATATGCAAGACCAGCGGCCAGCACGAATCTCAACCAATGTAAAAATTGAGAATGCAGAGCAATGCTGGGCAGCAACGGATAAAACCAGAAAGAAGACCAAAAACGGCATCTGGTTAAAGTGGGTGGTCAATGATCCAAATGCCGACAGCATTAACGCCCAAATTTACGCCGAGTACCTTCGGATTGAAAAGTTTGTAGAAAGCTGTCAAGATCCTGATAGCCCCGATAATCTGGAATTATTAAGGTATGGGCTTAGCCCTAGAAGCATTGCTGATCGTTATAAAAATCCAATCCCTGAACTTTATTTCGAGTTGACTGAACTGGCTCTTGAGAAAGCTAAAAATCATGCGGTTCGCACTCACACACTAAGAAAGACAGCCGTTAACCTACTGGCTGAATATGCACCCGATGGGCTAACATTAAAGGCCGTTACACCTTCGTTTCTGGATAAGTTTCAGGATTATTTACGAGAATCTTATATATCTCCTCGTACTGGTAAATTGCTGATTCCATCCAGTATCAATCAATACATGGAATCGCTGAGCGCAGTTCACAACGAAATACTGCGAATAAAAGGACATTCGGGGAAAAGCGCAGCACTGCAATCGCCATTCTCAAAGATTGATCCTTTGCCTGCCAAATCAGCGTATAAATCCAAGTTTAATGAGGAGGATATTGCCAAAATCAAAAAGACGAAGGTCGAGTCAACCCGAAGGCGGGTTACGCCCGAAGAAGCGTTTTCCCTGTGGATGCTATCTCATTTGCTTGCGGGTGCCAGATGCTCAGACATATTGCTACTTCGGTATCAAAACTTTGATTTAGATAAAGATGGTCACCCCGTAAACCTGACCTACCATATGCAAAAGACAGGCAATAGGGTAGAAATCCCAATCCTGGAAGAAGCACAGAATCTACTTAAGCGTTGGTGGAAACAGGATGCGGAGCCAACGGATTATCTTTTGCCTTATTTAAAGCCAACAGAGAAGTATGCCACCTACCTCAACAGGGATGATTTGTACGGTGCTCCCTATGAGATTCGACTACAGTTGTCATCTCGAATAAACTACTGGGATGGGCAGATCAATAAAGTACTGGCCGATATTGAGAAGAAGGTGGGCCTTCGGGGAAACTTCGCATGCATAACGCCCGTCATAGCTTTGCAGATTTAGCACGTCGGACTATGCAGGAAGATGGGACAATTACGCTACTTGATATTATGTTGATGCTGGGTCATAGTGACTTTAACATGACCATGAAGTACATTGAGGAATTAAGCAGACAGAATGCTGCTAAGCCCATGAGAGCAGTATTTAATCGTAAAAATCAGCAGGATAAGCCCTGATTGTACCTTTAGCTTATCCAGTAAGCCAACATAGATGCATTGGTATTTCTAATCCAGTAAAGTAATTTATTCAGGCCAATTATTACACTTCAGTAATACTGTAAAACCTAGTAGAAGCAAGCTCATAGACAATGAAATTAGTAGTTAATGATCAATTGGGAGATAGACTTTTAGACGTATTAGAAAGATGCGCAAAGCATTTAGAGGATTCTAACGCTCAAATAGAAAAGCTGCAAAAAGAGCTAGATCGCTGTCGGCTAATGAGCGAAAGTGAGGCTATGAAGTATTTGAAGCGGGATGCAAATACTCTACACCATTATCAAAAGCATGGGCTCGGATTCTATAAAAAAGGCAAGGAGGTCTGGTATACAAAAGGAGACATAGACGATTGGCTGGCAAAAGGGATAGTTAATCGGCGTAATGGCGGCTAGTATGAAACAGAAGAACATACTGTAATTCCCTTTAAGACATGTTGATAGTTGACGAAAAGTTAGGTCACCACATCACTGATTTATTAGATCAATGTGAAGAAGCTATACGGCTATCCGCTGAACGGGATGCCCAGCGAGAAAAGGAATTTGACAGATGCCTCCTGATGAACGAGACAGAGGTAATGGAGTACCTGAAACGTGACGGAGATACCTTACGATACTACCAAAAGCATGGACTTCGGTTCTACAAAATGGGACGAAATGTGTGGTATACAAAGGGGGATATTGACGACTGGCTAAAAAAAGGATTAGTTAAACGCCGTATTGATTAGCGGTAAAGATTTCAAAGTCAACTATTTACCACTAATTCAAACCTATAGTACGAGTTGTTGAGGAAAAGCTCAGCCATCATTGAACAGTGATGAAACTGGAATCTTGCAAACCACGGTTTAACGCTCTCTTGGCTATTGACATAAAGGAGGCAATGGATTACCTGAAAAGGGATGCAAGTGCCTTCGTTTACAACCTTTTGTTAGTCAATGAGCTCTTAGTAAGATCACTGTCATATGGATGAAAATTGGTTTGTTTTTATTTTTCCAGGTACGGGCTCTTTAGTCTAGTTTCACGCCTAAAAAGATCCATTGCCAGCGGCTATGTGGGCAGAAGATTCCGGTTATAGCCCGCCAAAATAAACCTAAAACCATATGGCTACACAACCGCAGGGTTGTTCCGCTCTGGCTGTAGTTTTACTAGTTAGGAATGACATTTTATGGCAGCCCAAGTTGTGATCAACCCATCCGTTGGTTACCAATACATAGGTTTCCATTTTTTATCTTTTATCAAAAATCTTAGCACTTCTTCCCGGCTGGATATGAAATCCTTTTTTTTTCAGGATGCTTCCTCATCCACCCCATAAGCGGGTTTAATATTTCCGCTGTTGGCCCAGGACGTCTGCTGGGGAACAACAACATTCACATCCCCCAGCAGTTTACAGCTAGCTGCCAGGTGCATGTCTTCCCCCGTAGAGAACGTTTTAGGCCAGATTGCCCAAAAATGCCGGGTCCATTCGGTTTTGAAAAAATAGCTACAACACCCGAAATCAACCCTCGTATCCGCTACACAGCTATTAATAGACTTAGCTGACGAACGAATATCACCAACAAAATACTTTTCCTGGTAATCGTTTCCTTTTGGCTTTTCCGGCTGGTAATCTTGAGGAGGAATGATTCGGCCGTTACTACACACAATAGAGCCGTATTGCCCGCTGGTTCGGAGGCAGGTTTCAATCCAGGTAGGGGATGGAATAATGTCATCATCAAGTACCCAGACGTAGGTGGTTGTGGCGTGTATAGCCAGACTAAAACGTCCGAAGTATTTCAAATTCACATCACAATCAAAGTAGCGGATAACCGTCTTTTTATCACTTCTCTTGTGGATAGGAAACCAATTTTCGTAACGCAGAATCCAGATAGTTTGGGGCGGTTGGGTCTGATTTAGCAAAGCATTCAACTGTTCATCCAGGTTGTTGCGTTTGTAAACGGTTAGAATAACGGTAACGGGGGATAGGTTGCTTTTGAAAAACAGATTCATATAGATTGGCAGTATAACGCTTTGGTGCAATATAAACCCTGCTTTTTTCAGGCAAAAAGATACTGACTCAAAACTAGTCTCACGGCACTACGTATTTTTCTAACAATCCCATTCTGTCACGTCGATCAATGATGTCCGGCGACTGAATTGAGGCCAGCCGAGTGGTGAGGCATTAACAAACGCTGGCTCTAAAAGGGCTGGCGTTTTTGCTTAGCGCAATAGATAGTGTGTATCTATGTAAATAGATCATGTCCCCAATTGGACAGATTTTGTCTCAAATCAGAAAGTAATTTCCAACGTGAATCAACACCTCAAACAGCATTAGACTACACCGATAAAGCCAAACTAACCGCCCAGTCCATAATTGGAACGGTTGATTAATGTCTTAAAAGCCAACAACCCGCATTTATTTCCCTGCCGTGTTTCCTGTTCAGGGTTTAATTTCGACTCATATCATATGTTTATCCGATTGACAATAATTGGGAACAGCCCTACCTTTCTTCCATAAAAAGAGCTGGTTTTCAGCTGGCCCTACTACTATTCATGATACCATTGGCGGTAATGGTACCAAATACCGGAGATTCAGCACCCGGCAACCTAATTGGTGAAAGACGGGCAGTAACCCAAACTAAAAGCTAAAGTCAACCCTTAAACCAAATCAGATAATGAAAATACAGATTTTATCCATCTCATTCATGCTTACGGCACATGTGTTGCTGGCTCAAGACTATCCACAGCAACTGTCCATTGGCAAGACTATTACGGCAGGGGCCGTCAGCGACCAAAAAGCAGTCGCCACCATCGTAGCCAACAATGAGGTGAACATTGGGGCCAAGGCCCACTATACTGCCGGGCTGTCGGTCACGATGCTACCGGGGTTTGTGGCCCAGGCAGGCTCCGTGTTCCGGGCTACCATTGCCCCCGTCAGTTCAGGTCGATCCGCAACCGATGCGCCAGGCTTGCAGGTGCGGGCCTATCCCAACCCCTTCACCGACCAAACCACCATTGACTATAACCTGCCCACAGATGGGCGGGTGCGGCACACGCTACTAAATGCGAAAGGACAGATCTTGCAGCAGGTTGACAACATTGACGGAGAGCTGGCAGGACTGCACCAGACACAGGTCGGGGGGCTGACTTACCGGTGGGAACGTACCTGTATCAGATTCAGGTGGGCAATCAAAGCCGCACACTTAAGCTATTAAAGAATCAATAAACTTTTACCTTCAAACACATTTCCCATGAAAAAGCTGTATCTATTCGCTGTCGGTCTATTGAGTACTGGTTTAGCTTCAGGCCAAACCAACTTGGTCATTAACGGACCGCTCTCAACTAATCCGTCTATCTACAATACCATCATTGGCAATCAGGCAGGCAATGCTACCCTTACAGGCAACAGCAATGTGTTCCTGGGGTATAAAACTGGTTTTGCCAACACAACTGGTTATTCAGGGGTTTTTCTTGGCACATCGGCTGGTGCAGCCAATACTACCGGTAGCGGTAATACATTTGTAGGCAAAGATGCTGGTGAAGGTACTTCAACGGGCTTTAGTAACACGTTTTTGGGCGTGGCAGCAGGTAGTACGAATGGAACCACTAGCAGCAATGTGTACGTGGGGCCTTTGCCGGATCACTTAACGGTTATGGGGTTTCCAACACCTTTCTGGGAAACTCGGCGGGCTACGACAGCCGGGGTGGACGCAGTAACGTATTTGTTGGATACTATGCTGGTTATAAAAATAATTTAGGCAATAATAATTTGTTTGCTGGCGACTCAGCAGGCTATAACAACACCGTTAGCGGCAATGTGTTCGTTGGCTCAAAAGCTGGCTATACTAATTCTACAGGTGGCCAGAATACGTTTGTCGGTACTCAGACAGGGTATGACAACACAACAGGCTCCCGAAATACATTTTTGGGGCTTGCAGCTGGTACTAATAATACCATTGGCAGTGCTAACCTGTTTATGGGTTACGACGCAGGCTACAGTAATCAGGGAGGATCCAGTAATACTTTTTTAGGCCACACGGCTGGATTTCTTAACGTAGGCGGTACGCAGAACACATTCGTCGGAGAAAGTTCGGGTTACAGCAGTAGTGGTAACCAAAATACATTTGTTGGTTATCAGTCGGGCTATACCACCACGACTAGTGGCAACACTTTTGTGGGATATTTTGCCGGACGGGGCAACTCTTCCGGTACCGACAATACGTTTATGGGCGTCAACGCCGGTAAGAGCAACACCAGCGGTGCCTTCAACCTGTTTGTGGGCGGCAACGCCGGACAGGCCAACACATCCGGACGCGAAAACCTATTCTTCGGAGCCGGATCGGGCTACTCCAATACCACCGCCCGCTTCAATACTTTCGTGGGTCTCAACTCAGGCTATACCAACACCACCGGAGAGAACAACGTATTCTTTGGCCAGCGGGCGGGCTTTTACAACACCAGCGGTAGCTTCAACCTGTTCCTGGGAGCCGCCACCGGCTATGCCAACACCACCGGGGTCTACAACACATTTGTGGGCAACGGAGCGGGCTATACCAACACCACGGGCAATAACAACACCCTGCTGGGACTGAATGCGGGTTTTAAAACCACCAGCTCCGACAACGTCAGCATTGGCTCCAATGCGGGTCTGGAGAACACCACCGGCACCCAGAATACCTTCATCGGCACCGGGGCGGGGGTGAGTGCGAGTAATCCGGGTTTGCAGAATGCAACGGCCATCGGCTACGGGGCCCAGGTTAGTCAGAGCAACAGTGTGATTCTGGGAGCAGGAGCCAATGTGGGCATCGGCAATACGGCACCTGGCAACAAGCTGGAGATCACCCAGGGCACCACCGGTTACAGCGGGCTGCGGCTGACCAACCTGACCTCTTCGTTCGTTCCTGCCAGTGCGGCCAGCAAGTTTCTGACCGTCAACGCCAGTGGGGATGTCTACTTGGCCACCTACTCGGCGGGTGCTCGTGTCGGGGCGGAGTTGTGGTCGGCCAGTGGGCTTTACTTACAAAATAATAGTGAGGGTGGGGTAATTATTGGTAGTGGTATAGATAAGACTCCCTCCGACTACAATCTATTCGTAAGTAAGGGCATTTTGACTGAGAAAGTGAAGGTGGCTATCAAAAATACTGATGATTGGTCCGATAAAGTCTTTGCGCCCACTTACCAACTTCAACCGCTGCATGAAGTAGCTCAGTTTATCAAAGAAAACCAGCATTTGCCGGGTATACCGAGTGCTATTGAAGTTGTGGAGAAGGGCATTGATGTGGCTAAGATGGACGCAAAACTGCTGGAGAAGATTGAGGAGTTAACCTTGTATAGCATTCAGCTGGAGAAAGCTAATCAAATGCAACAGCAACAGCGCCAACAGGATCGGCAGGAGTTGCAAGCTATGAAGCAGAAGCAGGCCGAATTAGAGCAGTTATTGAGACAGGTTTTAAGCCGAAAATAACTGCTCGATTTGGGTTATTGGTCTCTCATCCGGGTAGGAAGTGTAGGCCACATCAGAAGCGCTAATTTTTTGCCTTTTTGTAATTTTTACCCACACAGGATAGGGGGTGATTGTAGACAAGTTGCAAAAAGGGAGTATAGGGGGGCTTCTGAGCAGGCCTAGGGAGCGTTGTTCAAAAAGCCCCTTTTAAGCTGAATTTAAGTAGAAAAAGTAGAACAATTAAATCCAAGCAGAGGCAGTTAGTATCACCTAGGTACCGGAAAATTAATCCATAAGGGGGACAACTGGATTGCTCCTCTTACTTTCTCCTGTTTTCTATATAGGCTACTATCATTACCCTTCTGAAAATCCAGAAGGTCTACCTTCCCATACCAGTTGATCAGATGCCAGGCGTGTGTGTAAGGAGCTGGATCGGGAGACACTTCAATTACATCCCATAGTAACACCCGAAACTCTTCGAACTGCTGGGGAACCTCATAAGCACCTGATTCGCGCGTCAGGAGTTGTATTTCATCATCGGCCAGCAGCAATTTGGCCATCCGTCAAGCCTCTGCTGGTTGGGAATTATACGGTAAGTCGTTGGTGCACTACTAAAAAAGTTAGTAAGGCGACTGGGCTGTACTCAATGGAAACCACCAGTATAATCGTTATTCATTTACTTATTAACCTTAGTCATGTTCCTTTTTAGGACATGGTGGTGTGGATAGAATGTAATAATGCCGACTCAGATTAAGTCGGCATTATTTTGACGCCCTGCCAGAATTTCGTCTAACCAGCAATAGCATTAAGTAACGAAGTACTCAAATCACAGGGGATATCTGCCGAGTCTAGCGGGTATTTTTTCATTCCTTTTCAGCAGGTTGTTCACTAGTCATGATCAGGGGCAAGATTGCGGCAGCGGCTAGTACGGCTAAACAGGTCACTTATTGGTGCTCATGACAGCAGTGAGATTGCCAAATCAAGCTGCTCAATGAAATGGGCGAATGCCGCTTCATAAGTAGTCTTTGCCAATGTGGAAGATTGATGAAGTTTAGTGTTGGCGAAGGATTCTTTAAGAATTTTTAGGTCTGACTGGGCATAGTAAGCCACTAGATTCCACGCTAGCAGATAGCGAGGATTATCTTCATTCGTAAGGCGTAACTGGTCGAGTAGCTTTTGGAGTTGAGAGAAGGTTTTTTCCAGACTGACGGTGCCCATAACAGGTTTCATTTGCTGAATTGACTTATTGAGTTGTATAATCTCGCTAGTTAGCGACATAGATCGGGTAGGTAACGTTGAGATGAAGTGATCTTATAAACTACGTACAGGGACAGGGCTTGGATTCCCAGGGGCTTGTGGAAAGAAAGAAAAGTTGACAGATAACAGGCTAGTTAGATGCCTCAGTCCACGTTCCAGCCACAAATACAATGGTTAGCAATCAATCAGATTGATTTAACCATTCCAGAGAGTTGCGTTCATAAAAATTTAGTTGAGTGTCGAAGAAAAATAGCTGGCATCTGATTTGCGGAAGACAGATTAATGCTACCCATGTACATGGTTTGTCTTGGTAGGCGTCTGCTTTTTAAACTTCTGGCTATGCTATTTTATATTGACCACCAACTGTTGGCCCTACTGAACTACTCAACTGGCCTCCTCTGCGGGTCTACCAGAATCACCAGGGCGCTCAACGCTTAGCCGTAGCGGACTTAGTATATTTGGAAGGCGATCTGAACTATACCTGGCTCCATTGGGTCGATGGCCAACGCAGCTTAGTCCCCTATTGCCTGAAACGGCTCAGTGCCAGTTTACCCCCCACTTGGTTTGTTCGCTCACACCGGCATTATCTGGTAAATTGCCAGTTTATTAATCGGATCGAGGTAAGATCAAAAAAGGCCATATTGTATCTTCATACAGGGGAAAGTTTGCCTCTTTCCCGCCGTTGCTGGTCATTACTTCGTCAGACCGTCAGTGTTTACCGCCAGTGAGTTTTGCTCTTCAAGAAATCCAGTACATCCACTTTGATAGGCAGGTTGATTATTTACCAGGTGTAGCGCTCAGGCGATCAATGATGTTAGACGGCTGAATTAAATGTAGCCAGGTTCGGAATCGGAATAAAAAACGCTGACTCTACTAGGGCTGGCGTTTTTGTGTTATCCTTGAGATTTCGAAGGCATTGCCCTGTGGACTTTAGCAATTTAACAACTGGTCGTTCTAATTGAACAGTTGAGTAACTTACTATTGGAAGGTGGTCAGTTTATCGCAGAATAATTGCTCAATTGATTCCAGCACACACGGCTACATAAGTACCATTGGCCTGAATCTTCGATTGTAAAAAAGCGAGTCTGGTCAATGCAGGAGTTAATGTAAATTGTTCCCGACTTCCATTCTATAGCAAGTATCATATATTTATCCGATGTCTATGGATTCACCTAGTTAATAAATTTACTATCTATTTTTCAGCCTCTAAATGTTAATTATCTGACCATGAAATCGTTCTATTGCTTACTGCTAGGTCTATTTCCTTTTGTTTATGTATGGTCTCAACCAACCAATTATGTAGCCAATACGGCTAATCTTAATACGCCTGGCACCTATAATACACTAGTAGGACCTCAGGCAGGTACTAGCATTACCACTGGTCGATATAATAGCTTTATGGGCAATGCCGCGGGCTACAGCACTACGTACGGTGAAAATAACACCTTTATGGGCTATCAGGCGGGTTTAAGCAATACCACCGGCAACTCGAACTGCTTCATAGGTGCTGCTGCGGGTGGCTTCAATACAACGGGTACTTCGAATAACTTTATAGGCCGGTTTGCGGGCGGGATGAATACCACAGGTGCCAATAACTCATTCCTGGGTAGTGCAGCAGGTTATTACAATACCAGCGGTATCTCAAACAGCTTTGTGGGCTACGTTGCAGGTAATCACAATGTCACCGGTTACGCAAACGTTGCCATCGGTTCCTACACTTCCTTTTCCAACACAACCGGCCACAATAATGTTATGGTTGGCGACTCCGCTGGCTTTAGTAACACGGTCTCTTACAATGTATTCGTTGGCTCCAAAGCGGGCTATTATACGCATTCAGGGGACAATAACACCTTTGTAGGCGCTTTTGCTGGCTATGCCAATGCCACCGGTTCGGGAAATAACTTTTCAGGTAACTATGCCGGATACAACAATACAAGCGGTTCAACGAATAGTTTCTTTGGCTATTCAGCCGGTTATGGCAATACGATTGGCGCAGCAAATACGCTGGTCGGTTGGGGAGCTGGTTCGACGAATCAACGTGGTTCCTGGAACACGCTCGTTGGCTATCAGGCAGGTGGCTCTCTAACAGGGAATAATAACACATTTTTGGGCTACCAAGCAGGATTGAACGTAACCACGGGAAACAATAACATTATCATCGGTCCTAATTCAGGAACAGCAATTACAACTGGTGACGACAACGTATTGATGGGCTATAACAGTCAGGCCACCGAAGGGATATTTCACAGCACTGCCATTGGTGCTGATTCCAGGGTGGCTGTGAGCAATGCCGTTATCTTAGGCCATCTGGCCAACGTGGGTATTGGCACCTCAGCGCCAACCGTCCGCCTGGAAGTTGTCAGCGAGTCCGCAAATGCCAGTGGATTGCGATTAACCAATCTTACCAGTCAGAGTAAACCCACTCAGTCTACAGACCAGTTCCTAACTGTTAATGAACAGGGAGATGTGGTCAAGGCTCGCTATCGGCTTCGAATCAATAACCCATCTGAATGGAGTGATAAGGTATTTACTCCAGGTTATCAATTGCTCTCACTCAATGAGGTAAAGAAGTACATCAATGCCAATCAGCATTTGCCAGGTGTGCCCTCGGCTGAGCAAGTAGCCAAAGAAGGCGTTGACCTGGTGAAAATGAATGCTACCCTGTTGGAGAAAGTTGAGGAGTTGACTCTGTACAGTATTCAATTAGAGAAGGCACGCCAACAAGATCAGCAGAAGCTACAAACTTTAGAGCAAAAGCAGGCTGACCTAGAGCAATTGTTAAAGCAGGTTTTAAACCGGAAGTAATTTCCGTAGCTAGTGTAGGAAATGCAGGTTGTAAAACAACTTTTTCTCCCTGTTACCTTTTGACTGCTTTTCACTACAGTTGGGCAAACATAGAATGGTCTCGCTCTGGCGTCGAAAAGCTAAATCATCAGGGTAACATCTGAACTGCTCCCTTTACCTTCTCCTGCACCTTGGACAGTGCTGCCTGATTCCCCTGCTCAAAATCCATCAGGTCAATTTTTGCATGGATGTTAATCAGGTTCCAGGACTGGGCATATGGAGCCGAATCGGGGGCAACTACAATCAATTGCCAGAGTAATTCTCTTAATTGAGTAAACTCATCCGTAATCTGCTGCTTGCCCGACTCCGCTGTTAGGGCTACAAATCTTGATTCGGCCAGCATCAACTCACCTAGGGGCGAATTAGCTGGCGGTTGGGGGTTAAACATGCTTCGACGTTACTTCTATTTTATTAAAATCGAGTGGAAATATACACGCTGTTTACCAGCTACCAAATAAACAGTTTGCTGTATTTGATTTGCAACTCTACAATCCCGATTGGTTGACGAAAAAGGAGTACTTGTTGAAGCGCTATACAACTGATTGGAATGAAATCCTGACAGCACAATGAATCTTGTCATTTCACCGGGTGATCGAGTCAGCGTTGAAGTTCGCACTAATGGTACTACCGAGGTACACAGAAAAGTTTGGTGCTTCGCTGGACTGAATCGGGACGTATCTCAATCAAGCTCGATGGGAAGGGATAAGAAAAGAATGTTTCACCGGAGCGGGTGAAGAATGTTAAGGAGGGCGATTCAGTCTAGTTGCTTGTTAGTCAGTATATTTAATCTGGCCCTGCCTTATATAGCCTTAACTCTACACCACCTTATAGTATGGCATCTTGGGCAGTCGGCACTGCCGTTATTAAGATTAACGGCTCTATTAGTAAAAAACAGTATGGCGAAGGCGCTTGTGCCTCGCATGTACACGCAGCGTTGCATGCTGCTGGCATTCACATTATCCCTCCCGCCTCACAAGATGCCAAAGACTATGGCCCATCACTGTTAATGGCAGGATTTCAGGATAAGGGGCCGCTAAAGGAAGGCTCCTGGGTTGCTGGCGACGTGGTTGTTTTCCCGAAGGTGTCAGGACATCCACACGGACACGTTGCGATTTATGATGGCGTGCATTGGGTATCCGACTTTGTACAACCTACCATCCTCGCTAACCGACACGACTACAAGGGATCTTCCTATATCGTGTATAGGAAGGATTGAAATCACTTAGGGTAAGCTTCCGGCTATACGATCGATCGTATAGCCTTTTTGTCTCACTACTACCGGGTAGCTCCCTGATTAACTGCCGTTGAGAAGATAAATGCACTAGTTCAAAACAGCGATTGAGTGTAAACGTATATTAGTTTACATGAATGACCTCAACGACCTACTGAATTACTTCAAATTCCGAGAACTGCCCGAAACACCCTTTGTTATTTCCCGCTGGGCGAAGACATGCAACCTGCGCCACTGCGTGGATTTAGCGATGAAGAACGCTTTAACAGGAAACAAGACGAGTATTAAGACGTTGATGTTGATCCGAGATCGGCTACAGAGCCAGAGTGCCCTATGCCATACCAAGTCAAATGAAGCATTGACTTAAAAGAAACGGGAGAAAGACGGTAAAAAAAGGGTGTTTTTCCCGTAGCTTGACAGTAGCAAAGATTAGGTTTTTAAGGCTTTCGCTTTGGACATACCCTGTGGCTACACATCACAGATAGGATTGCCCAATTTGAACTCTCCCAAATTCCTCGCACCTTCACGACTAGACACAAAAAAGCCCGCAGGGAAGTGCTGGCTGGGAATATAAAACTCTACACTATAAAATGATCAACCGAAAAGTAAGGGATAATTATCAGGAGTACGAGGGCTTATTGATACTGCCAAAAGTGATACACGATAAACGGATTATTATTTCGGCAGAAAAGTCAAATCATAGGGATTGGCGGAAAGGCCAAGGAGAAGTAGGCTACAGTTCGAACAATAGTTGTGGCGAGATTAAAATCCAACAAAAAATTGAAAAGGATACCATATATGGATCGTCTTTAGTTTACAAGACTATATGAAATATTCGCTTTGTCGTTTCGACTCTGACGGACATACCCATATCAATAAAGACGAAAATATCCCCTTAGCGGAACAGCATGTAAAAACCCCTCACTTTCATATTTGGGATGAATCAGGTAAAGAAATTGCCTACAGAACAGACTCAATTGATCTACATGAAAATGCAATCTTTGAAGATATTAATCAGGGATTTTCGTTATTTTGTAATGAGTTCAGTTTTAATGGGGTTAACGAAAAACTTCCTCCTATTTTAACGCAACTTCGCTTATTTCCCGATTTTACATTAGAAGATGTTCACGCAGGTTTAAAATTTGACTAATGGAATCGATACTTGAAATATTTCAGATCGTAAAAAAAGACTTTTGCGGACTACTTAACTATAAGCTTCGTGGAAATACTATTGAAATCATTACAGGTATTCCCACAATTACAAGTGCTGCTGTATCTGTTTTTATTAGTTATGATAAGGGGAAGTATGCCGTTTCGGATGGTGGATGGCTTTCGGCGGGTGAATACAATAATTACAACAATGATCCAGACGAAGGAGAGGTAATTGATAGAATTATCGATCAATACATGCAGTTCTTTTCGATAAAACAATTAAACGTCAAAATGGATCAATTTACTATTACCGCACGACGGAAGATGTCAAGTTACTTTCTGGGTGCGTTTTAGATGTAGCTCACTTTGTTGCTAATGCGGTAAATACGCAGCATGTAGCAATTCGAAATGTAACGGAAGAAGCAGAGCAAAAACAACAGTTTCATAGCACGCTAAATAATTACTTTAGAAAAAACTACGGTGCAAATAATTTCAGCGTAAATGACACGGTTAAATTAAAGGACGATAAGTCAGTAAGGATGAATGCTGTCCTGAGAGTCAAGGATAACCGTCTTACCCGCCAGTATTACATTATGTACATTACCGGGCAGCGTTCTGATCAATTTATAAAAGATGTTTCAAAGGCAACACTGAATTTTAAGATAATAAAAGATTTTGCCGTTGAGGGTAGCTTTTATCAGCGAATAGCCATTATTAATAAAAACGCTTCTGGATTCGATAAAAGTAAAAGCGGGCTTTATCTACAACAGATGGAAAGTGTAATAGAACAGGAAGCGGTAGTTGATGCCGAAAATAATATTGAAGAGTTACTTTCCAGGATTCCACTTAACTAAAAAATAGCCCGGTCAATCGCCGGGCATTTTTGTTTTAAATATTAATCTTGTCAATACCTGCCTCAACAACCCGCTGCACATTCTCTGGCACGTTCGACAATAAGTCATACCCTGTCTGCTTCTCCATCTCATCAACACTAACCCAGTGGCGCCCCCAAGCGCCTTCACCAGTTACATTCGTGTTCGGCATCGCAACGGCGGCCCGGCTAGAGAGTCATAATCCGCACCTGAGCCTTTATCCAGTTTTTATATTAAGGGAAATTTAGAAGCCTAACTACTGTAGGTCATAAGCTATTGGCAATTTTTAAGATTAGTCACAAAAATCAAGTCGTAATAATAGTCAGCATAATTTGCATTTCTATCAAATTTGGGACTATTTCTATCAAATTTGAGACTATTTAGTGTTTATGTAACGATTCAATTGTTTTGTTCCTCTAATTTAATAGGCTTTATTTTTTTTACCTAGCCAGGACTAGCTATAGCATATACTGTCAGAAGTAACAGGTTATAGCCTTCTTCCCTATTAATCAGCGATCAGAAGATTTCTGTCAACACTAATAGCACCTTTACTTTTAAGTAAACTTCCTAAATCACAAAACCATGAAAAAGCTATTCTATCTATTTCTCCTGCTCAGAAGCAGTTCTGCTCTGGCTCAGACCAATTATGTGGCTACTACGCCCAACTCGTCAACCCCCGCCACTGGCAATACGCTGGTTGGCCCGTCGGCGGGCAACAATTCAATGACCGGTATTCAGAATACCTTTATCGGCAATCAGGCGGGCCAGGCCAACACAGCGGGCAATTTTAATTCCTTTCTGGGCAGCTCTGCTGGGACAGCTAACCTGATAGGGCATATGAATACCTTCATTGGTTACTCAGCAGGCTATTCCAATACGACAGGCAACTTTAATTCTTTTCTAGGAACCTCTGCTGGGGCGGGTAACACAAGTGGCTCGTATAATGCGTACATTGGCACCAATGCGGGTGTTGCCAGCACCACGGCCACCGATAATGCGTTTGTAGGTTTCAATGCGGGTCAGGCCAATACCACCGGTAGTTTTAACGCCTTTTTGGGCTCCAATGCGGGCTTTACCAATACAACGGGGAGCAAAAATTTATTTATAGGTGCTCAGGCGGGCTTTACCAACTCAACGGGTGAAGCTAATGCCTTCGTAGGCTACGCGTCGGGCTATTCCAACACTGCCGGTACTCAAAATGCCTTTATGGGTTATCAGGCAGGCTATTCGAATACAACCGGTAATTATAATGCCTTTATGGGCTATACGGCTGGCTATGCGAACACGACGGGTATTCTAAATGCTTTTATGGGCAATAATGCGGGCAAAACCAATACAACCGGCTCCTATAATGCCTTTATCGGCGCTAATGCCGGCGCGTTTAACACTACCGGCAGTCAGAATGCCTTTGTAGGTAATGGTTCAGGCGCTTTTAACACTACTGGAGAAAGTAATACCTTTATAGGAAGCACGGCGGGCTACAATAATACAACCGGCTCCTATAATGCCTTTCTGGGTTACCTGGCAGGTACAAGTAACACCACTGGAGGCGGTAATGCCTTTATAGGTACCTATGCTGGCGTAGGGAATACGACTGGCTCAGGGAATGCTTTTATGGGGATGAATGCGGGCTATTCGAATACAATGGGCTTATCGAATGTTTTTATGGGGTCCAATACCGGCTATTATAACTCTATTGGCAATGGTAATTCCTTCATTGGATCTTCTGCGGGCTATACTAATACTACTGGTTCCGAGAATGCCTTTGTAGGTTCTGAAGCAGGAGGACGTAACATGACGGGCAATCATAATGCCTTTGTAGGGGCTCATGCAGGCTTCTCAAATGCAACAGCAGACAACAATGTCTTTATAGGCTATCAGGCAGGCTATAACAACACGGCCAGTGGTAATACTTTTGTGGGGTCGCTGGCGGGCTACGGCAATACTACAGGTACTGATAACACGTTTGTCGGTCTTAATGCAGGGAAAAATAATACCGATGGCGCATTTAACCTATTTGTGGGGGGCAGCGCCGGACAGGCCAACACCACCGGGAGAGAAAACCTGTTCTTCGGCGCGGGATCAGGCTATACCAACACTATAGGTCGGTTCAACACCTTCGTGGGAATCAATAGTGGGTATAGCAATGTGAATGGCGAGAACAACGTCTTCTTTGGCCAACGGGCAGGCTTCTCCAATACCAATGGTAACTTCAATCTATTTATGGGAGCCTCAACGGGCTATACCAACTCCACTGGCGTTTTCAACACCTTTGTGGGTAATGGGGCCGGCTTCACCAATGCCAGTGGCAACAGCAATACCTTTATTGGCTTAAACGCAGGCTTTAAAACGACAGCCTCCGACAATGTCAGCCTGGGTTATAACGCTGGCCTGGAAAATACGATTGGCACCCGCAACACCTTCATCGGTACCGGAGCCGGGGTATCGGCCTCCAATCCAGATTTACAGAATGCAACGGCCCTTGGATATGGGGCACAAGTAACCGCTTCCAACAGCCTGATTCTGGGAGCAGGAGCCAATGTGGGCATCGGCAACACGGCTCCTTCTGCCAAATTACACTTAACCTCCGGTACGCCCAATACATCTGGCCTTCGATTAGAAAACTTAACGTTTTCTTCACCTGTCAGTCAACCCAATGTAACCAAGTTTCTCACGGTGGATGAATCAGGAAATGTGTTATTGGGCAGTACCACTAATTCGCTCAGGGTAGCGGCCGAGTTATGGTCGGCCACCGGAGCCTATGTACAAAATGCCAATGAGGGCGGAGTTATCATCGGTCAGGGAGTGGAAAAGACTCCTTCAGGTTATAATCTATTTGTTAGTAAAGGTATTCTGACCGAGAAGGTAAAAGTCGCCGTAAAGACTACCGCAGACTGGAGTGATTATGTGTTCGAGAAGGGGTATGCCTTGAAGAGCTTAGCCCAAGTCGAGCAACACATCAATCGAACAGGTCATTTGCCGGGTGTACCCAGTGCGGCTGAAGTGGTCGAGAAGGGGATAGATGTGGTCAAAATGGATGCTAAGCTGCTGGAGAAGATTGAAGAATTGACCCTTTACAGTATTCAGTTGCAGAAAGCCAACCAGCAAAAGCAACAGCAGTTGCAACAGCAGCATCACGAACTACAAGCTATCAAGAAAAAACAGGCTGAGCTGGAAGGTTTACTTCATCAGCTTCTGAAACGAAAGTAATTCAGCTAGTGAGTAAAGAGCCATGCCAACTAGAAGATGGCTGGCTTTTTAGTTTAATGTCTTGAAATACTTCTCCTGATCCTGCTTCAATCTGCTATAGTAAGCGGCACCTTCAGATAGTGGCTTTACGAGGGCATTTGATTCATCAGATGGATATGGATCTTCTTGAACTAAGCGGTACGCTTTTAATAGGTCAATGATGATCCCATCTAGGTAATTTATATAGTCTGCTACCTCCTGCTTTTTTTTAGCCAGAGCCAAATCTAAACTTTCCATATGAGTAAAGATTACGCCAGCCCTTCCCGGCTGACTTTTTTTATTTCCGTCTCCTGCGGACAACCAGAACGATTACCACTACTACAACAAGTACTGTTAGTGAAGGCAGCAGAAGACCGCCCCTGTAGAGCACGCCATAATAGTCCTGTTCCTGTAAACTCATCAGATAGCTCATGGTGTGAATGTATATATCCAACTATGAAGGTGCGAGGAATTTGGGAAATAGGCAAATACTCTATCTATCTGAGCCTTCTCTCAGAAAACTAGAAAGTGTCTTGTTAGACCATCGGTGTAGGAAGTGTATAAAGTGAAGGCTGTAAAACATTCTTTTTTTCTACCTATTATCTTTATCTATTTTCTGGCATAATGTGGCGTATGTATACTAGCTCCATTGGGCTAAGCCTAGCTTGTATAGCTGTTTTTTGGATAGTCACTTTACTGAAACCATTCAATATGCATCGGGCTTATTATCCTGGTAAGTAATCGATTAGCCAGTATTATTCTATGAAATGGTGGGGATTAGCACATTCGAGGCTAAATCAAACCCCGTCTGCTTTTCATTGGCATCCATCAATAATACTAATAGTAATCGAAAACGATCACATTCGTGTTATAGAAGAAACCATACAACGAGATGAAATCAACTGACTTTAAAAAAGGGGACCGGGTAATGTATTCCGGTGGACCAACGACTCAAAATGGGGTAGTGACGAGCACCAACGCCACGTTTGTTTTTGTAGACTTTGCGGGTACAGGAATTGGAAAAGCGACGAGTCCGAAGGAGTTAAAAAAGGCATAAACAACGCTAGATACAAACGAGTTGGGCTCTTCATTAAAGGAAGAAATAGAGTGTAAATTAATGGGCTACCATCCACTGGTAAACCTTTTTTAGTATAGCCAGTTAGAGTAAAGGCAAAATCATCATAGGGGTGTTAACTTCTTCCAGTTTGTAATTAAAGCCCAGCTCACAAGCAGTTGGGCTTTATCGTAGGGGCTAATGCGTAAAATTCAGCCTATGAGGCCAGTCATTTCGCCCGGTGATCGGGTCAGCGTTGAAATTCGCATTGGTGGCTGTTATCGGGGCACACAGAAAGGAACCGTGTTATACTGGACGGCTTCGGGACGCATTTCAGTTAAGCTTGATGGGAAAGGAGAGGTGAAGAATGTTTCGCCTGAGCAGGTCAAGAAACTAGCAAACGGGCTTTCCTAACCACCGTTGGGTAGAAAATCAGCTTTATACACATCACCGATTCAGCCTAAATGTACATTAGTGGGTATGAATGAACTCAACGAACTACTAAGCTATTTTGAGGGCCGCTGCCTGCCCGAAACGGAATTTGTTATTTCTCCCTGGGCACGTACATCTAACCTACTCAAGTGTGTAAAGCTGGCTATCGCCACTGCTCAGGATGGTAACAAAGCCAGTATTCGACGGCTACAGATGATTCGTCAACGCTTAGAGCGTCAGCAGGTAGTTAGGGCGAAGTGGTGAAGTAAATCGTTACTTTTTTCCAACTCCTCGTCAAAAAGGTACTTTCTCCAAAAAGTAACCTGTAAATGCTAAAAGCCTGACTGATAGCGGTCACTACCAATACTTCACTCTAGGGAGGGTGAACACTTAAGAACGCCGATTCTGATTGAGTCGGTGTTTTTTTACTTTATAAGGTGCTCATAAAGAGCATTGGCCTAAAAGAAACGGGTAAAAGACGGTATAAAAAAGGGTGTTTTACCCGTAGCGTTGGTTTAGGCAATTGTCTAATTATGCCGCTACTTCTAAATTCCTAAGTTGATCTGCTCTAAGTTGTTTTGTCAATATTATTAATTACTAAATCATTAATCTTTTAAGATGGCTTAATTACAAGTATATGCAATTAATTAATTTTTGGATACTTAAATACATAATAAGTATAAGCAGTACAAATACATATATTTATATATTAGTAATTATACTTTAAATTATTTAATTTGACCCCATGATACTTAGCCAATAGCTACGAATCTATACGTAACTTCTACTTTATGAATCATAAGTACCTTCTTCTTATTATTGGCTTCTTTCTGATTGGTTGTAGCAAACGTGCCGTTATCAAGTTTGCTCAAAAGCCTGCCGAATTAACTTCCGCAGACATATTGACAGAAATAATGCTTGTCAATAAATCTCCTCGAATAGTGTTACGTGTCCCCAATACACGTGTCGGTGTAACTAATACTCAAAGTGCTGGTAATCAGAGATCTGAAATGGTCAACACCGTTGTTGTAAAACAAACGGTAAAAGGCAAGAGTAATCTTAAAATTCAGGAAACTGAGCAGCAGTATGATGAAACAGCCTTATACAACGCTATTGAGAAACAGCTATTCAAAGAAGGTTTTAGTGTTCGCGATAGAGGCCTCTTTAATCAGGTATTAGATAGTAATCACAGTATCGATTACTCTAAAATTAAAGACTTTACAAATACTGATTTGATTCTTGAGCTGGTTAGCCTGGATGGCTCGGTGGGTTATACAACAAATGTTTGCTATACTGATCCAGATGGCAAACAACGTCTCATCGAAGACTACCGTGATCTAAGAGGAGCATCTGTAGAGTTTAAACTGGTACACGTAAAAACAAACGAAATCGTAGGGTCCTATAAATTACACCACACACCATGCTTAGATGGGTGCAGAGGTATGTATTCTAAAAAAGGAGCTTATGGAATGTTTGTAAGCGGTTTCTGGCTTAAGCCTGGTGAAACAAAGCAAAAAAAACCGTATCAACACTTAGATCAGGATGAGCTGGAAGCTTTTGTTACCGAGGCTACCCGGGAGCTAGTTAAAACTATTCGTTAAATCACAACCCCACCATACATGAGAAAAGCTTTACTTGCAATTATTCTTGTGCTCTATATAACAACTGGCTTATTAGCCCAAGATGTTATATATACAGCTAATGGCAATCGACTAGAAAACGCCCAGATAACAGGTTTATCCGAAAGCAAACTTACGTTTACTGCTCAAGGCAAAACCCTGACTTTCCTGCGTCAAAATATTTTAATTGCATTTAGAAAAAACGGCAATTTTTTAGTGATTAGTGAACTTGGTGATGATCTGACCCAGGCAGAGCAACGCTTGCAAGGCTATTTATCAGCTCCATCTAGGACAAATGATAGAGACTATATTATAAAAGCAGTCCCTCTAACAGTCATCCCGGCTAGTATTGCCTATGAAAATCAAACAATTGTCAATTACACAACTAAGGATGGCAAATCAGCCTCTATCCCAAAAGGTGAATTAATCGGGATTCTATATCGGGATGGCCGCCACCTGTTGCTGCGGGATGCCATTGATGTTGCCCCTTTATTGGTCGAAGTAAAAGAGCGATTGAACGCAAATAGTCTAACAGTTAATCCTCAGTCAACTATAGCTACAGTAAACCCGCCGGTCTCAGTTCAAACATATCCTAAGCCTACAAATTCGCTTCCTCAGCAAAGTAGTGAAGCTGCACTTTCTGAAAAAGATAGACCAGCCCCCCCGACAACTCGGCTCCAACTAAGGCAGTCAAAGAAGGTAATAGTCTTAGTTTAAGTGAAGCAGACTATCAGCTATATCGTAAAAAAGCGCTGCAAAGGGTAGATGAATTTGTCTCATACCTGAATATTATAACGAATAAAAGTCTTCCTACAACCGAGAAAGACAATGCAATTGCCCAGGCTGCGAAACTTTTTATGCCAGCCGCGACAATAGAAGTAACCTCAAAAAGCCGCCCAGGTGCCAGACGATTTCCTGTTCGGGAATATTTAACCCGGCTCAAGCTACTCCCTTATAGCTCTACAAAAATTGAGTGGTCAGAAATACAGTACATTAAGGAAATGTCCCAGGCGGCAGATGGAAATTACTACGGGGTAATTACGGGTCAACAAACGTTTGTGGGCTACGGTGGTAATCCAGGTGATGTAATCTATACAGACGTAACGCCTAAACGAGTCCGGGTTAAACTGGAACGCTATCAAATGTCCTATGATGGCACTGACATAACAAAATGGAACCTGTTATTAGGCAATATTGGCGTAGCAGCTAATTAATCAGGACAGGATGAATCGGATTAAGGCAATAGCTCTGATGTTCACGCTTTCCTGCCTGACAGCCTACTCTCAGGAGGCAAACTATGCATCATGCTTAAGTATAAAAGGGATTATTATTGATTATACCAGCCACAATGAATTGACAGATGTTCGCTTATCAGCAAAGATGGTAACGGGTTCGAAGCTAGTCCGTACTAGTACTAACTTAGGCCGGTTTTCAGCAGAGGTACCTTGTGAAGCAACAGGTCTACTTTTAGAAAGAGCAGGATATCGTACACAATTTTTATCGCTTGAGGGATTAAAGGCAATAAATGACTCTCAACAGATAGCCATTGTTATTCCACTTCTTGCAGTGGATTGGCAGCGAAAAGACTATACATATCTTCAAACTGAACAAAAAGAGTATGTCCAAGGTGACAGTGCAAGTGAGCCATCGAAAGCCAATCAACAAGCGGTTCAGCATAGCCATTTTGTGATTAAAGATGCACTGCGCAATACGCCATTAAAGGCAAGTATATGTTTCTACTACACGAAAAATACGATTAAGAAATGCGTGGATACGGATCAAACGGGTAAACTAGACCTTGATTTTGAGCAAAGAGACATTGTAGCTATCGAAGCCTCGGCAGAAGGTTATCAGCGATATGATGGTAACTTAATCATTGAGTCTGTGGATGGCCGTTCCATAAAACAGTCAATAAAGCTTCAGCGTGAGCTAACGATTCTGACTGTGCAGGCAGGTCAGGGGGCACAGTGCAATCTAACAGCCGATGGTAAAACATATTCATTAACACCTGTTCAAGGGCAAATCGGTTGGTATAGCACCTTCGAGGCAATCCCCACAGTATATGATTTGGTTATAAAAAAACAAGGTAGATTAATAACACAGACTATCAACCTTCACAATGGGTTAAATTATGTGATTGTGAAAAAAGAAGAATCGGAAAATACGTTTGCCCCAACCACCAGAATTTACCCTGATTCCTCTACAAAAAAAATAATGATATCCCCTGCCTTTCGGCTGGATAGCTTACCAATGCTTTATTTTGAACAGAGCAGTTATAAACTCCGTGCTGATTCAAAAGAGTTATTAAAACACATAGCCCTGTATTTACAGAGTCATAAGGACCTCAAAGTCCAGGTTGCAGGACATACCGATAACGTAGGTAATGAACGCCTGAATAAAGATCTATCTGAGTTCCGCGCAGCAGTTGTTACTAATTTCCTGACCCAGCAGGGTATTTCAGAAAGTCGCTGCCTCAAAGTTGGCTATGGTAGTCAATACCCAATTTCACCAAATGATACCGAGGCCAATAAAGCCCTGAATCGAAGGGTTTCTCTAAAATTGATCACTACTCAATGAAAAAAATATACGGATTAAAATTCCTTTGCTGGATAGTGTTGCTATTTAATGGGACCATTAGCTGTCATCAAGACCCGCTTGTTCCCCCATCGGCAATCCCGACCACTTGCCGCATTTATCAGCTTATCAATATTAATGAAGGTATTCGCGACACCACCACCTATTACTATAATACGTTTGGGCTTATTGAAAAAAGTACTTACCGTAAATGGGAAAATAGTCAGTTGTCAGTCAATACTGAACAAAGCTTTGTGTATACAGCTGATTATTACCTGTTCTCACAAGTTGACCGAACAACGACTCGCAATGCTAGTGGGAATTTAACACTGCAAAATAAAGGATATACATATACCTACCAGGATGGCCGCATCCAGCAGGTCGCTATCATTGATAATTCGTCTAATGCGAAACTTGGTTTTAGGGAGTACACCTATGAGGGTGACAAACTTAAAGCATACACTGAGTCAAATGGTAATAAAGGGCTTATCAGACGATATACCTTTGATGGGGCAGGTAAACTTACAGGATACGAAGAACCAGGCTCAGGAGTTATCAATACTATCCTTACAAATGGAAAGATTGTTCAGCGAACTTATTCGGATAGCAGTTCGGTGCAGTACCAATATGATGCCGAAGGACAATTATTGAAACAAATACTCACTTCTCCTACAGGAAGGTCACAATATTCATATTCCTATGATAACAAACCGTATTGGAATAAGACCCAATTGCGGTTGAGGGGTATACCATATCCAGATATAGGTGAACATATTCAGCTACACAACCTGGTAGCATCTACTTACAGCAGATACCAGAATAACATTTTGACAGGAGAACAGAAACTGATTTACGCCCATACGTATAACAAGGATGGTTATTCTCAAGGATATGGCAGAAATGATGGTGTTCGCCAGATAAACTACTATAGTAATTGTCTATGA